TTTTCTATTTAACATAATACTAATTATATAACAAATATCTATAAGTTATTAATAATTAGGTAGTTATATATATTGCACAAATTAATTGTTTGTAACACGCTGATTATCAATGCTGTTTTGGGATTTCAAATAAAAAAATTAATAGGATTATTTTAATACGTTTGGTTTTTGTAAAATGTAGACAATTAAAAAAAGGTTTAATTAGCTGCATGCAAAACCAAAAAAACATTTTCAAGGGGGTACCGGGTTTAGGCTAATAACTTTTGTTTTATTTCCTGGGGGGAACCTTCTGTACGGTAACCCCCTCCTCGCACCTACACGCTAATAATTGTCAAATTCGGATAGTTTAGGATCTGTTGGAGGGATTGGTTGGTTTAGATACTCGGCTATGATTTGAATTGCTTGTGATAGTGTAAATACGACTGTGTATAGGTATCCATGTTTGGTAACGTTTTGTTGGTATTTGATTTGGTTTGGTGATTGTGTTTTACCTTTTAGTTTTAGTTCCATTTTGAGGCCATGGAATTGTTGGTTAGGTATATCTAGGATTAGGTCTGATACTCCGGGTAGAGTTCCTGTTGCTAGTAGTTTCATTGCTTCTATTTTGTTTCGGTATCCTCCGTTTGGTACAGCGTAAAATAGTCCACGAGTTATTGGGAATAGGTGGTTTATTTGTTTGTAGATTTCGGCTTGTAGTTTGTCTTCGCTCATGTACAAATATAGGTATAAAAATTTTTTATATGTCTAAGTTGAAACAAAATTGTAACTGTAATTTTGCAAATAAAGTAACCACTTCGTTTGTTTGTGTTACTTCCTTTGGTCAGTAACAAAACATTACCTTCTTTTTCAAAATACACAATTGTTTAAGGAACACCTTTGGAAAGTATTTAAACTAAAAGACATTTTGTTTTATTATTATGTCTATTAGATTATATTATTATGACACATTGTCCTATAATAGTACATTCATACCATTTTATTTTGTCTGATTATTACAAAAGTAAAAGTACAAAAGGACCTGTATAATAATCATTGATTAGTTTATTTAAATGTGTTAATAGTACATTTTTGTGCCTTTATTTGATTTAAATGGCTATGATTTTTGATTTTTTGAAATATGCTGTTTTTAACCAAAAACATATCACATTCCATTTGTACTTTATACTTTTATTATATACCTTTGTTGCATGATAAATAACTATACATACTCAGGAGTCAATAAAGGGTGTTTTATTGCTTCTACACAGATTTCTCAAGATTCAGATGAGCTTGAGGCTAAGATGAAACAATTACATCAAAATCACATCAATATTTCAATACCTTTAAAGGTATTAGTTGGTGAGATATTTGTAACTAATGCTTCACCTATCACTCTTAATTTTGGTAAGGATACAGGAGACAGATGGGTGTTAAATAACCTTGCTGAAAAAGATGGCTGGGAAGGGCATATTGCTAAGATTGATGGTGCTTGGTTGTGTAGCTCAAACATGGCAACAATTATTAGTATGTTCTATTTTAATAAGAAATATTTCTCTACTAAAAAAGAGAAAGACTACACCTCTACTATAGGTTTACTGGGCGTTAAGACAAGCTATAAATATACTAGATATATGGATTGTGTCAACCATATAAAAGAGATAAATAAATGCACAGAGTCGCATGCTAAAAATTTACTTACTAGATTTATTAAAGAAGGAAGCATTATTAAACATTCACATGTTAAATCTTACAAAGTAGCAAGTGTTTCTGATATTATCAATGTTGTGAATGAGGAGACTGCTCCTAAGTCTACATTTATACCTTCTACTAATAATAGAGACAAGTATGCTGGATTAGATATGAATATATTTACTATTGACTCAGATGAATATAAATATATTTTATCATTTATTAGCCAATATACAAATGCTATATATGTTAAAGAAGTAGTAGAATTTATGCGTACTAAAGATGTGTTTTTTGAGAATGATGTCAGGTCTGTATTGCTATTGTTAGAAGCAAATGGACAGATTGCAATTAGTGATAAATACGATACGATTAAAAAATTACTTTAAAATTTATGGAGACAAAAATTAAATATAATACAAAAGACATGGATAATGCATATAATTGGATAAGCGTAAATGATAGGTTGCCACACAAAGATGGTAGTAGTAGCATTTTTGTATTAGTTTTTGATATATTTATTGGTGTAGTTGTAAGGCCATATAATGAATATCACAATTGTTGGGATGATGAAGATGCTGATGATTATTACTGTGATGCCGTTGGTGGTAAAATCACACATTGGATGCCGTTACCTGAATCTCCTAAATAAAAAAAAAATAATATGAAAAATAAATTTTGTTGCAATCAATTTAAGCATTTTATTAATATGTTTTATTGGATGACTTATTATGACAATGAAGATAAAATAAAATACATTATGCCTTACATTTATAAAGATGGCGTAAAATATAGGGTGAACCATTGCCTTAGTTGCGGTACTGAGATTAGGGATATAGAATTAAGTAAGATATGATGGACCATTTATTGGATTATGCATATACCATATAATATTTAAAATAAAATAAAACAATATGAATGTAACATTTGAAGGTAATACAGCAACTGCAATACTATTCATTAAAGGTAGATTATCTTTTTATCACGTTACAGGCGAAAAAGGTGGAACAGCAGGAGCACCAAGCGTATTGATTGCTTATGGTGAAGAAAACGCTGAAATACTAAAAAAATGTAGTATTAAAGGTCGTTATGTACGTTTATCTTAAACTATCTTATAATAAATTATAAAATAAATGTGCAAAAATATAATACTATAAATATAATGTTATATATTTGTACATAAACTTAATATTATATGATAACAGAAGTAGTAATGCAAAGAGATTTATTTGGTTTTCAAATAGCTCAAAAAAGTAAAACAAAATTCTTTTCAGCCACCGATTTAGAAAAGGCTGGTAATGAGTTTAGGAGAATTAATAACCTTGGTAGATTTAGCTTATCAGCTTTTTTAAAATCAAAATCTACTATTGAATTTATTAATGAACTTGAAAATAAATTTAACACAAAAGTTATTATTTCAGGTAGAGGTAGAACTTCAACAACATGGGTACACCCTTTGCTTTTTATTGATATAGCTTTGTCTATTTCTCCAAAACTAAAAATTGAGGTTTATGAATGGCTTCATGATACGTTAATACAAAATAGAAATAATAGTGGAGATTCATATAAAGAAATGTCTTCTGCTTTATGGTTAAGGCATACAAATCATAGAGAGTTCCCTGTTTTTATATCTAAAGTAGCTGATTATATAAAATCACAAGTAGGTGTTACTGATTGGAATCAAGCAACTAAAGAACATTTAGAATTGAGAGATAAAATTCATGTTGCCATAAAACTTTATTGCAATGTATTAACTAATCCAAGAGAAGCTGTTAGGTTAGGTGTTTTAGAATATGTTAAAAAGGACCTAATTGAATAAAGACCATTTATTAGCTTATGCCTTGAATGTAATTTCAAGGTATGAGCATGAAAAGACAGAGCAGCTTAGAATAGAAGCTATTATTATGCAGGATTGGATAAATAAATTTAGATGAATGGATAAATTAATTATACATGATGACACATATCCTAGAGATGTAAAAATAGGTGCCGGTGCGATATTAGAACCTATTGATATGTGGTTTCCTGATTCTTATTATAAAAAAAGTAAAAAAAAATGACAGAAAAATTATTTCTATTTGACCTGGAGACAACAGGTGTAAAGTATTGGAGAAATGGTATCCATCAAATTAGTGGTGAAATAACAATTGATGGCGAAACTAAAGAACAATTTAATTTTAAGGTAAAACCATATCATGCTTGTGATATTGAGGATGAGGCCTTAAAAATAGCAGGAGTAACAAGAGAAGATTTGCTTACATATCAAGATATGAAGGAAGTATATCAAGAGATAGAGAAAATGTTAGCAAAATATGTTGACAAATTTAATAAAACAGATAAATTTCATTTAGTTGGATATAATAATTCAGCATTTGATAATGCTTTCTTTAGAGCATTTTTTGTTCAAAATGCACTTGATAAAAAATCAGCTGACTATGGTAATTATTTTGGATCTTGGTTTTGGAGTGACAGTATTGATGTAATGGTACTTGCTTCAAATGCTTTAAGAAAAGAGCGAGATAAAATAGAAAATTTTAAATTGTCAACTGTAGCTAGATATTTTGGAATTGAGGTAGATGATGCTAAATTGCATGATGCTATGTATGATATTTATTTGACAAAAGAAATTTATAAAAAGATATGACCGCAGAAGACAAAGCAAAAATGATATATAATGAGTATTATATGTTATTTTTTGAGTATGAATTTGAAGAGATATTAATCTCAATCCTATCAAAAAAAGCAAGTTTATTAGCTATAGACTTAATTATTAAACATGATGGTAGTAGTAAGTACTTGATTAATGTAAAAGATTGTTTAAATAAATATTAAAAAACTTATAGTTATTGTAATTATTTATACTTAACTTTACGTCATGATAAATATAAAAGATAATGGATTAGTTGATTCAAGGGAGTTGCATTCTACATTAGAGATTAAGACCAGGTTTAATGATTGGATCAATAGAGTAATTGCCGTTTGTGGATTTGAAGATGGGAAAGATTTTAACTCATTTTATAGTAAAACCTTTTCGACTCAAGGAGGTGGTCGACCAACAAAAGAATATGACATTACAATTGATGCAGCTAAAGAAGCTTGTATTGTTGGTGAGTCTAAGAAATCATCTCAAGTACGTAAATATCTGATAAACCTTTCTAATCAAAAAGATTCAGGAGATTTACTTACTCATAATCAAGTATTGTATTTAACAAAATTAAAAGAAGTATTTAAGTATTTGTCTAATTGTGGAGATGCAACTAAATTACATTTAGATAAATTTGTTTCAAATAGCAATACTTATAATCCTTTTGCTGAATTTTACTCTTATAGGAATAATGTACTTAATCTTGGTAAGGCTGACTTAGATAAAAGATTAAAAGAATATTGTATTGAAAACCATAGACTGGTTAGTGCAAAAATGAATCAACAAGATAAGTTAGCATTATTGGATAAGTATGATATACTTAGAAATGGTGTTTGGGATTTCTTAATGGCTTCAGGAGTCGATAAGCAAGCAATGAAGTTGGCTAATTTGGTTAAAGATATGGCTAGGATAGAAAACTCTCCTGTAAATAGACGAAATGAAGATACCTTATTTGATAAAAAAGAGAATATAAGTATTGATAGTGTAAAAATGCTTATTAAAAATGACTAATAGAGATTTAATAAACGAATTTACTGAAAAGTATAATTTAAGTTATACGGCAAAAAAAGACTTAGAAATTTTAATTTATGCAGTTAAGAATAATAATGGCAATTATGTACCTTGCTTCATGTGTTCAGAGAGAGAAAAATCAAGTAAAAAGTAGTATTGAAGTTATCACCTATCAATACAAAAAAAGCGATAATAAAAATACCAATTATTTAGAAAAAATAGATTCAATAAATTTATGCAGCCAATAAACGTATTAAGCCTTTTCGATGGATGCTCTGGAGGTCAACAAGCACTAGAAATGTCAAAAATAAAAGTAGATAATTATTTTGCTTGCGAAATTGATAAATACGCAATTAAAGTTACTCAAGCTAACTACCCTAATACTAAACAACTTGGAGATGTTAGGAATGTTTCAGCAAAAAATTTACCTAAAATTGATTTGTTAATAGGTGGGAGTCCATGCCAGTCTTTCAGCTTTGCAGGAAAACGAAACGGTATGACCACAAAGGATAGTATTGAAATTCATAGTCTTAGCCATTACTTAGAATTAAAATCGCAAAACTTTGAATTTGAAGGTCAATCTTATTTATTTTGGGAGTATATGAGAATTTTAAACGAACTTCGAGAAGTAAACCATAATGTAAAATTTCTACTTGAAAATGTTGAAATGGGCGAAAAGTGGGAAAAGGTTTTAAGTAAAGCAATCGGAGTTAACGGAATACATATCAATTCTGCTTTGCTAACCGCTCAAAACAGGAAAAGAATTTACTGGACAAATTTAGGCATGGTTAAAAGTGGTATTTTCGGAGATTTAGAAAGTGTTATACAACAGCCAAAAGATAAAGGAATATTACTTAAAGATATTTTAGAAAGCGAAGTTGATGAAAAATATTTTTTAAGCGACAAAATAATAGCAGGATTTGAAAAACACGCATTAAGACATTTAGAAAAAAAGACAGGTTTCGCATGGAATCCAAATGACGGTTCTCGGAAAGGTTCATGCCTAAGGGCAAACGCTTCAATAGCACCAACTGATAATATGCTAATTTGCCATAACACAATGCCAAGATCAAGTACAACAGGGAAAGGAGGAACAGGGCATTTGAGTAGAATTGATGGCAAAACATATTGCTTAGATACAGGCAATACGAATGCGATAGAAATTAAGTGCGTTGCTATGCGAGGTCGTGGTAATGACAATTTACAACAACTAGAGGAACGTAAAGACTGTAAAACAAACTGCCTTACAAGCGTTCAAAAAGACAATTTAATAAAAGCAGGAGATTATAGAACCGATGAAGGCTTCCGCTGGAATAATCAAGGTAAATCACCTACACTTATGGCAAGAGCAAGAGAAGATATTAGCGGCCCTCCATTAATTAACACACCATCAATAAGAAGATTAACACCATTAGAATGTGAACGGCTTCAAGGAATGAAAAATAATTATACAAATTTTGTGAGCGATTCGCAAAGGTATAAAATGATTGGTAACGGTTGGACAATCCCCGTTATTTCACACTTATTTAATTATATCAAATGAAATTAGACACAACAAAATCATGTCCAGAATGTCCTAAAAATTGGATAACACAAGAGAATCATAGAGTTGAAAGCCTATGGATAAGCCTTAGGGGTTGGTGGAATAATGAAAGAACACCTTTAAGGATTGAAATGATTGAAAGTATTTTAAAGGAATTGAGGTACGAAAAGAAAATCACTCAAAAAGACATTACAAAACTTGGTAATGATATTTCGGACTTTATAAAAAAACTTTAATAACATGGAAAATTTAAGTGATATACAATTTATTACAGTGTGCATTTGTTGTACTTTAGTTGCATTGGGATTCTTTTGGTTATTAAGTCAATAATTCAAAACATGAAAAATAAAATGAAAAAACTAGATGTAAATGTTTTAATGATTGGCAATTGGATTAAACATGACCCCTCAGAATGGAGTTACAGGAATAATGATAATGTCGACTTAGGTAATATTTATTTTCAATGGGAAGATAGAGATTGGGTAGCTTTAGGTGAATGTACCTTATCCATTGAAGCTTTATCAGCAATACCATTAACTGAAGAAATACTTTTGAAGTGTGAAGGCTCTTTATTTATCGGATATAGTCATTTTAAGAGCTATAACATTAATGGTATAAATGTTAATTTTATTGATGGTAAATGGGTTGAATACGTATCACGCGTTGAAATAAAATATTTGCATGAATTGCAAAATATTTATTATTGGAGAACAAAAAAACATTTACAAATTAAACTATAATACAATATGAGCTTTATGAACAAATTAAACGAAGCAATGACAACACAAGAAAGATTACAAAGAGAATCAGAAGTAAGAAAATCAATACGAATGAGTACAAATAAACCTAAAAACAACAGATTATCACCAATATCTATTATAGCCATTTTATTTACTTTAACTTTAATTATAGGAGAAGTTAAATGTATTATTAAAATGATTGATTGTAATTGGGAACCAATTGATAAATCTGAAATTATTTATACTGTTGGTACATTTACAGGGTTAGGATGTATTATTGGCTATATTGATATTAAAGATAAGTAAATGAAAGTCCTTTGCAATGATGGCAAAATTCGGGAGTTAATACCCGTAGAGGGCGGTAATTGCCAAACTTTACAACATCAAGACTATGGAAGCTTAAGTAAGTCTGCAAGTTTACTTAATAGAAACCAAGCTTACTGCTATCATTGCCGTGAAAAGCTTGGTTTTATTGATGTAAAGAGCGATGAAGCAAGAAATCACGCATGCAATAAACATTATAATAACGAAAATAATAAAAAAAGATATGATAACAGCAAGTAGGTACGTAATTCACAAAAAAGGTGAAAATGTCGTTTTTGGCGATAACTTAGAGGTTAATTTAGAAGATGAATCCGCAGGGTATTACTTTTCAATCACTGACCAGTATGGAAATAATGTGAAAATTGAATTTGAAGAAGTACCTGAATTAATAGAAGCGATAAATCTTTTGAAAGAAAGTATAAAAGAATAACTTTGTATATGAATTTACAACAAGAAGCAATACTAGAAAAACACTTTACAGAGTTTTTTGAAGCAAATTTAAACGAAGAAGTTTATTATATTGAACAGCATATATTTGATGTTATCAATGAACTTGGAGGTCTTAATAATTTAGTTGAAAAACTAATTAATGACACAGAATGGGATTACTATACTGATCGTCATCTTAGAATGAAATACTTATAATTATGGAAATAGAATTAGATATATTATTTCATTCAGATAGGACACAATCTTTGGAAGATTGTGGATTAGAGTCCAATATAGAAGATTGCGACATTAGAAGTATGACTTTTTATCAAATAAACGCTATTGCTAGATGTAGTGATAATGAAAATTATTCAATAATACATTGTAGTGGAGATAGTTATGTGTGTACAGACAGTTATGAAACATTAAAAAATAAAATAAATGAAAAAGCCAATTAAAGATGTTAATGACTATACTAATAGTTACAATACTGAGTTAACACCAGAAGCAGAATTATTATTTAATAATTGGGCAGGTGATAGGAAATCTGATATGTATGATTATGATTTAAAAGGATATTTTAATCAATTTCCTAATGAGCCATTAGTTAAAGGAACACATTTAATTGATACCTATAAAAAACCAAATCATATTACATTTAGCAATCAATCTAAGTATGCTAGTGATTCTATTCCTGGTGGCAAATGGGAAGATTTAGGTAGAGGTAAATTTAATTTTATTCCGGCAAGTCATACCGTTGAAAGATATGGCCCAAACATATTAAAAAACTATTTTGTTGAGCATGAAAAATCATCTAACTTAATACTACCTAAACTTATCTTAAAATAAAATAAATGAAAAGTATAAATAGAGTAATATTTAAAACCGACTCTGATATTAAGCAGAAGAAATGGAATTTAGCAGGAGTAGAAATTATTCAAGCTACCCACTTAACTGAGAATCCTAATACAATAAAACAAACTGAAGGGTATGTTATTTCTGCACCTGAGAATAGTGTGTTGCAGCCGGGAGATAAAATTCATTTTCATTTTAATACAATATCAGATATGTCGAGATTACATGACATTGAGCATATTTATTTTGCAGAACAAGACAGTATATTTTATGCTGAAAGAAATGGTGAAATATTAATGTTGAATGATTATTTATTAGTAGAAAAAGAAGAACAGCAAATTGTTGCAAGAAAAACATTAAGTGGCTTATATATTCCTGATTCAGTAAAAACAAAAGAATACAATAGAGGTACAATAAAATATATTGGTAAAAATGAATATAATTTGAAGCCTGAAGATAAAATTGTATATTGCAAACATATTAGAGATGGATTGTCATTACACGTAAATGGTAAAGATTATCTAAGATTTCAAATAGACAGAGTGGAAGCTATTATAAATTAATATGTTTAACGATACAGGAAACGGATACATAGAAATTCAAGGACTAAATTGTTATTACCCATCATCTCCTCCAGACGAAGAGATTGATGGGTTTTTCTTGTCTAAGGCAGAACAGAAGTTTAAAAGAACGCCATTACCTACAGAATGGTTTGATTGGCGTGTTGATGAAGCTAAGTACCAAAAAACAGAACCTGACTATTGTCATTCTGATATAGAAAAATTCAAGCTACAGGAATGGACTAGGAGAATAAAAGGTTATTGGTTTTATAATAATGGCGTAAAGACGTACCTGACTGGACTTCATTATATGTATTGCAATTGGTGGAAAATTGATATTGGCTATCCATCTTATAGGGATTCAGATTTAAAGTATTTTTATTTCTTGCAGTATTGTATTGAAGACCCTAATTGTTTGGGAATGATTGATATTGCACGAAGGAGGTCAGGTAAAACATATAAGGCAGGATTGTTTTTGTTTGAATTTATATCAAGGGCAAAAAATTCCCATGGAGGTATTCAATCTAAGACAGATAAAGATGCAAAACAGGTGTTTGCTAAAGGTGTAGTATCTCCTTTTAAGCATTTACCTGACTTTTTTAGACCCAATTTTGATACATCAGGTGGTAATACACCTAAGACAGAGCTTAGATTTTTTAATGCCTCTAAAAGGGGTAAATCAGCATTACAATTTGATGAAGATGAATTAGAGTCTTATATTGATTTTGCTTCATCAGGAGAGTTTGCTTACGATGGTTCTAAGTTGCAAAGATATGTCGGTGACGAAGCAGGAAAAACACTTAGTTGTAATGTAGATGAACGTCATCAAGTTACAAAGTTTTGTGCTATGGAAGGTAGTGATATTATTGGCAAAATGCTTATAACATCAACTGTTGAAGAGATGGAAAATGGTGGTTCTGCATTTAAGTCTATGTGGGATAAATCTGACCAACTTAAAGTTAATGATAATGGTAGAACTGTATCAGGTTTATATAGATTTATTACACTATCACAAGACTCAATGTATTTTGATGACTATGGTAATGCTCAAATTGATAAGGCTAACAAATGGATAGATGCTGAGATTAAAGGTATGGGTTCTGATAAGAGTGAGATAGCTTCATTTAAAAGAAAATACCCAAGAGATGTTAAAGAGGCTTTTTATATAGATGCTAAAGATTGCGTATTCTCTTCTGCTATATTAAATGAGAGGTTGACTTATTTAGAAACTAGAAATATTACTACTCCAGGAGATTTTGAATGGAAGAATGGAGTTGTTGATTCTGAAGTTATATGGGTTCCTGATGAGAACTCTAAGAAGTGGCAAGTTTGTTCTTTACCTAATTTTGAGGAACAAAACTGTATTTCTACTAAGTACGATATTACTTATGGTAGAAATTTATTTGTTCCAATGAATGATCATAGGTTTAGAATTGCTATTGACCCTATTGACCATGCACAATCTACTAAAACATCAAAAGGTGGTTCTGCTGCTGCAATATATGTATTTAGACAATTCGACCCTACTATAGATGACCCAAATGCTGTTGACCATGAAGGTAAACCACTGATGATTGAAGATGGTTTTGGAAATATTAAATCCTCATGGAGAACATATAACTTTTGGGCACAATATATATATAGACCTGAAGAGCCTCAGGAATTTTATGAGGATGTAATTAAGGTTATGCGATTCTTTGGTTGTAAAGTATTAATTGAAACACAAAAGCCTGGACTTATAAATCACTTAAAGAGTAGAGGATATTCAGGATTTTTAATGTCAAGACCTGAAGAAACATATACTGAATCAAATGGTAAATGGGGAGTGGACCAAAATAAAGAAGGTATTCCGGCATCTAAAATTATAATTAGCCATTATACTGGACTAATGAAATCTTTTATTGTATTCCATGGTCATCGAATAAATTTTAAGGAGTTAATAGTTCAAAGTTTAGGTTTTACACCTGATAAGCCTACAGAATTTGATGCTGTTGTAGCTGCCGGTAATTGTCTTATTGCTTCTGATGCTAAAGTTGTAGCACCAAAATACGAAGTTAAAGTAGAGAATTACTTTAAGAGATATAAGAACGGTAAGCGTATGTAATAATTTACTATCTTTGTTAAAATGTTTTGTTTATGTTAAATTCAACACCTTCATCAAGTAATGTAATAGGTACAGTATTTCCTAATCATTTAATACATCCTAAAGAAAAGGATTCTAATTGGATTAAGGATTATGCTAAAGCTATGTGGTATCAGTATTTGAGGTACAATAGTAATATAGGTTATATTAATAGGTCTCAATATGAGATTAATAGATTGTATTCAATGGGTATGCAGGATATTAATCAATATAAAGACCAAATAGATATTAAAGATGCCAAAGATGATGGTAGTTACCTTAATTTAGATTGGTCACCATTAGCTATAGGTTCAAAATACCATAATCTTATAAAAGGTATGATGTCAAGAAATGGGTATAAAATATCTGCCAATGCAGTAAACCCTACAGCTATAGATAAAAAAACCAACGACAAACTTAAAGATATTTTTAATTTAACTTTTAAAGCTGAGATAGAAGAATTGAATGCTATACTTGGAATGCAATATGGTAAAGAACAGCAGCAACCAGGCAAGCCTGATTTTACATCACTAGAAGACATTGAATTATATTATGACCAAGATTATAAGTTAGCTGAAGAAATGGCTGTAGTTGATGCTTGGAATATAATTAGTGAAACTAATGATTGGAATAGAGTTATTAAAGAGCAGCTATCTGAAGATTTAATTGATTATGGCATTTGTGGAACAAGGGATTATGTTGATAGTAATGGTGTAATCAAGGTAAGAAGAGTAAATCCTGAGAATCTTATTGTGGGATGGAGTGATAGACCTGACTTTAAAGACTGTCCTCACTTTGGAGAAGTATTGTTTTATACTATTGGTGAATTAAAACAATTATCATCTTCTTCTGCTCAGCAATTTAATGAAGAACAATGGGAGAAATTAGCTAAATCATGTTTGGGAAATTATAATAATCCAATATCATTTTTAACTACATATAACTATTCATTAGCAAGACCTTATGATGGTATTAGAGTTCCTGTAATGGACTTTGAGTTTGAATCTGTAAATAGATATGAATATGTTAAAGAAGTTAATCCTGATGGCAATGCTACTATTGTAGAGCATGACCCAAATTTAGGCACACTAGAAGAAGAGTCTGTTTTTAACAGAAAAATGATTAGGAAAGACTTTAAGGTATTATATACAGGCCAATGGGTTTGTGGTACAGACCTTATCTTTAATGCAGGATTAGCACAAAACCTTAAAAGAAGAAATGGTTCGCTACAAGATGTGATGAGTAATTATCATTTGTATGCACCAACTAAAAAAGGAATGAGGGTTAAATCTTTGATGGAATATATGATTCCTGTAATAAATTTAATTCACATCAATTGGTATAAATTACAAGCTGCATTAGCTAAAGCAAGACCTAAAGGTTTAGCTATTGATATCGCAGGTATTTCAGGTATCACAAAAGGTACAGGAGGTGAGACATATACTCCAATGGAAGTTCTTGAAATATTTGATGCTACAGGTAATCAATTATACCGGTCTACAGATGATAATGGTAGGCCATTAGCCAATGGTAGATTGCCTTTGCAAGAATTAGAAAACGGTATGGCTAGAGATGTGTTTAGTTTTATTGAAATAATAAACTACAACCATAAATTAATTTATGACATTATAGGCTTTAATGAAGTTAGTGCAGGCTCTACTCCTAATCCTGAAACAGGTAAGGCTCAATCTGAGATGGCTTTATCTGCTACTAATAATGCTCTACAACCATTGTTTGTTGCTTATTCTTCTGTATTAGAAAGAACAGCAAGGTCTTGCATTCAAAGATTACAAGATATATCTAAGCATGGAGTAAAAGGATATGAAGCAGCATTAGGCAGTGCTAATATGACTATTTTAGGAGCTTATCCTGATTTGTCATTATGGGATTTTGGTATCATTGTATCATCAATGCCTAATGACCAAGAAATAGCAATCTTAGAACAAATGGTTATGGCTGAATTGACTGTAAGAAGCCAAGGAGGTGCAGGTGGTATTACATTCTCTGATTATCTTACAATTAAAGATATAATGAAGTATAATATCAAAAAAGCTGCAAGAGTATTGGATCAAAGGAAAAAAAGGCAAGCAGCTGAAGATGCTAAAATTCAACAATCTAATTCTCAGGCAAATTCTGAAATGCAGGCACAAGCATCTCAACAATCAATGGCAATGGCATTTGAATTTGAGAAACAAAAAATGATGATGTCTGAGCAATTGAAAGCTGAAAGAGAAAAAATGATTGAAGAAATTAAAATTCAAGGTAAAGCAATGCTGCAAGAAATGGCAAACGAAGCATTGCTTGATAAAACAGAAATGCAAATCACAGGAAATATTATTGTAGCAGATGGTAAGAATCATATTGAAGATACAAAAAATATGAGAGACAATCAGTATAGAATAGAGCATGCAGATATGAATAATGAGCATGATGCACTTAAAACAATGGCTATGCAAGAGTATAAAAATGGATTATCTGAATCAAAAGAAAATTCTGTAAATAAAGAAAAAACAAAATAATATATTGATAAATTATATTATTACAGAATAAAATTTTGTTATTAATATAGTCTTTTATATATTTGCGTATTATATAAAAATCATTTATGAATAATATAAGAGGATTAGATTTTAATGTTGATACATCATTGCAAGAACCTGTTGTTGAGACTACAATAGAAAACGTTTCTCCTGATGTTATTGAGACTAATGAAAATAGTGTTCAAGAGGCTACTGAACCTACATCTAGTACGGTTACATTAGAATCTTTAACTAACAATAAATTTAAGTCAATTGAAGAAATTGAAGCTTTGGCTTCAGAATATGAAGCTTTAAAAAATCAACCAAAATTTGAATATAAAAGTGAGTTTACAAAAGAGCTTGATGATTTTATTTCTAAAGGTGGCGATGCGTATAAATTTATTGAAGCAAGTAGAATCAATACAAAAGATTTATCACCTATTGATATAGCTAGAAATCATTGCATCCTTATTGAAGGAATGACCAAGGAAGAGGCTGACAATTACTTAGCTGATGAATATAAGCAAGTTGAAGACCCTGAATATTATGGATACACTCAAGGTCAAATTGATATTGCTACTAGAAAATTAGAAAGAGAGTCTAAAAAGATGCTTCAAGAAATTGAGGAGTTTAAGACTAAAGCTACTTATATTGATCCCAAAGCTTCTGAACAAAAAGTTGCAGGATTAACTCCTGAGCAAGAAGCTGCCAATAATAAAGTAGCTCAAGAATTAATGAATGCTGCTACGTCATTTAGTGGTAGTGATATTAATTTTAGTGAAGGGGATATTTCTGCAAATGTAAAAATTCCTGTATTTGATGTTGAATTTATGAAAACTGTAGCTAGTAATCCTAGTGCTATTTTTGATAAGTTCACAAATGAAAAAGGAGATATTGATTATGTTAAATTTATGAGAGTAGCAAATTTTATTGCTAATCCAGATAAATATGACCAATCAATTATTAAAACAGCACATTCACAAGGAAGAGAATCACTGCTAAACAATGTTAATAATGTGAGTAATAATCAAGCGACTAAGGGCGATTTTGCTAATACAATTATTCCTGAAGGTATGAGCCAGAGGGATTTTATATTAAACCAAATCGAGTAACACCTTAACCTTAATTATATATAACAATGGCTTTAATTCCTAACATTGCCACCGGTACTGGTAAAACCTCTGGTGGTAACTTAACCGAAGGCTATATCTCAGCAGTAGATTTAGCACACACATTTGATGTTTATCCTGAAATGTTGGATAGATATGGTAATTTTGGCGGTTCAAATTTCCTTACATTCTTTGAGGATAATGGACTTGCAAAAGTTACAGACCAATCTAATTTCTATTGGTATGAGAAAAACTGGTATCTTCAAGGCCAATTAATTGGTGCTGTCGCTCTTGGTACAGCAGGTACAGGTACAGCAGGAAGTGTTACAATTACAGTAGATGCAGCATCTATTGATGGTACAGTTTCTGTAAGAGTTGGTGATTTACTTATCTTTAATGATGGTAAAACAGGTTATGTTACTGCTGTAACTAACGCCTCTACAGGTGTATTACAAGTTCAACCTCAAGCTGGCGTTACTGCTGCTCAATTAGTTACTACTGCTGCTGTTGGAACTTATTTTGGTATCTATTCTAATGCTAATATTGATGGTTCAGGCCCTCGTACTTCATTAGTTTCTAAACCATTAATGTTTACCAACAACACTCAAATGTTCAGAGATGACTTCGTTATTTCAGGTACTGAAGAAGCGAATAAGATGTCTTTCAAAGGAACTGATGGGAAACAGTACTATTACTATGAAGGTGAAGTTGAAGCATTAGCTCGTTTCAGACAATCTATCATGTTTGGTTTATTGTTAAACCCAAGCACTACTCAATCTGATACTACTGGTGGTGGAAACGCTGTTCCTGTAACTCAAGGTTTATTGTCTAAAATTGAGCAAGATGGTATTAATTACAATATTGCTACAGGTGGACAATTTGGTATTACTGATTTCAGAAACATTGCTTTAGCATTAGATGCTGAGTCTGTTGGAAATGAAATTAACTTCTATACAGGTAATGAGCTTGGAACACAAGTGACAGACAATATTGCTAATTCATTCCGTAACGGAGGTATTGTATTTAATACTTTTGGTGGTGGTGATAACGGTAAGAAAAAATCTGTTGAACTAGGTTTTGATTCATTTATTTACAATGGTCGTTCTTTCCACATGCAAAAATTAGCTGCATTGTATCACCCACAAATTACTGCATTACCTGGTTTTACAACCTTTGCAAGTGGTGGTTTCATGTGTCCTGTTGACAAGCAAATTGATGCTAAGTCAGGAGCTAAATTAAACTCAATTATGTTGAGATACAAAAACAATGGTGTTGTTGATAGACGTTACAAATCTACTAAAGTTGGATTTGATATTACTCAAATTGACAAAACATCTGTTTCTCACTTCGGTGAAATGGGCTTACAAATTGTAGGTGCAAACAGATTTGTTAGAATTAAATAGTAAATCATAGAAGGGTACACGAATAAGTGTACCCTTTTTTTATTAACAATTAAGTTAAATATAAATATGGAATCATTAAAACCTTACCCTCAAGAATTACGCAAACAATTAACATCTACTGTTCAATATAAATTGTGCAAAGTTGTTCAAGCATCTCATTACGATTTAGATACAGGAAGTGTACAACACCGACTATCTGTTCCTTCTCAGGAGTATATTTTTAACAATTATGCGTACTTTGATAAAGCAACTGAGACATCATATACAATGAGGTATATCATTGGAGAAAAAGTTCAAGAAACTGCCAATGGTGCTGTTGTTATGCCTGTCTATGGTAATATTATCTTTAAAAAGAATGATAATGGCATAATGACCTTAAATCCATTAAATTCACAACATCAAATCTTGTACACAATAATGGAGTACCATCCTAGCAACACTGCAAATGGTGGTAGTTTATTTACTAAAGTAGATGCAGCAGCAGCGGCAAATGATGAATACAAAAGAGATTTAGAAAGCTTTAATGCCTTAGAAAAAGTAATGAAGATGAAATCTTCTGACCTTGATTATACTTGTAAAGGGTTGTTGCTACAATTTGATATGCCTTTAGAAAAAGTAGCCGATAACGTTAAGAAAATTACTTTAAAGAAAATTGCTGAAGCCAATCCTGCTAAATTTTTGGAAGACATTAAAGGATTAAATTTTGAGACTAAAGCTGTAGTTAGAGATGCTGAGATTCTTAAAAATATTACTTACGATGAATCTAAACAAGCATGGATATACACTAGGTCAGGTGAAGTATTGCACGCTAAGATGCCTGCATTAGATAAGTATGAATCTATTGTAGAATGGATGAAATCATCTAAATCAGGTGAGGTTGCTTATGAAAAATTAAAATTAGATAATACTAAAGTAGACAGCAAAGTGTCTGAAAAATAATACATTAACACACAAAAGTAGCCTAAAAGAAATTTTAGGTTATTTTTTTTGTTATTATTATTGCATATTAAAAATAATTACCTTAGTATTGCATCATGATAAAAGCATTTAATATTCCTCCTGACATAGATATGGTATCAATTGATGGAGGGTTCGTTTATTATGACTTAAAGCAATTGATGTCATTTTTAGGACTAACTTATTATGGGATCAAAAATATGAAGAAATATAAGCTTCGTGTTATTTACAGGAAAATAAACCCTAAAAAGTATGGACCAATGTCTTGTTTTGTTTTAGAAGATGATATTAAGAATATCATTTATAGGCATAGAAAATTAGTTGACAAATATGTAACCGGTATATAAAATGGAGTATGGTGGCGTTAGTGACTACCAGATTCTCCAACACTACCTTCAACCTTATCATAGTCATGCTGAATTAAAAGTAGGCGTTAATATTCAAAATCCATTTATATTAGATCCACAACAAACTCCTTCTTTTGGTATAGGTAGAGGTGTTGAAAATAAAAATGATTTTATATATAATGATTTTGCAACAGGGAATAAAGGTACAGCGGTAAATTTGGTTATGGAGATGTTTGGATTAACATTTCCACAAGCTATTCAAAAGATAGAAAGAGATTTTGGTACAGCTAAAAATACTGCAACAAAGACTTATGATAAACCTGAAGAAAAAGAATCTACATTTGATATTGAGTTCAAAGATTTCAGTCAATCTTCATTAGATTTTTGGAGTCAAGGAAATATAAATCCAACTGAATGTAATATATATGAGGTTGTATATTATAAAAGACATGATGAAAAAGCTGTTAAAATTACAGGTTCTGAAGTTGACCCAATATTTGCTTATAAGGTATCAGATAAATGCTATAAACTATATAGGCCATTCTCTTTAGACAAAAGATATAAGTTTGGATGGATAGGACAAAAGCCTAAAGAATACATTTATGGATACGATAGGTTGCCCGAAAAAGGTAAAATAGTAATACTTACAGCAGGTGAAAAAGATTGCAACACAGCTATATCAAATGGTTACCCTGCTATATGTTTAAACTCTGAAACAACATTACCTAGTTCTGATTTACTAGCTGACATTAATAGTAGATTTGATATGTTTGCTTTTTGTTATGATTTAGATGACACAGGCAAAGCACAAGGAGACAAATTAATTAAGTTAGGATTAGCACCAATTGAGTTGCCAAAAGAAATGATTGATTATAAATTGAAAGATTTATTTGATTTCATTAAAAATAAAGAATTGTTTCCTGAGCATTCAATTGATAGTATAGTATCTAAAACATTAGATTTTAATAAGTATGCAATATTTAATAAAGCATACGAAATGGTATCTGGATTAGATGTTCCTAATAGTCCTGTAACATTAGAATTTAAAGGTTTAGTCGCATTAAAAAAAGGCAATATTTGCACACTTGTTGCTGGTGAAGGTATTGGTAAATCACAAGTTTCTGATGCTATAACATCTCAAATATTGCTAAACACAGATGCATTAGGATATTCACTTAATAGCGAAGGAGTAAATAAGATATTGCATATAGACACTGAGCGTGATCCAAGTGATTTACAATTAGGATTAAATACAATATACAGAAGAGCAAAAATAAATAATTTATTACCAGGATTTACTGATAGCGAATTGTTTAACTATTGGTCATTTAAAATGAATACATCAGCAGAAGAGAATAGGTTAATGCTTGAAAAGTTATTAGAAAACAAATCAAAACATTACGACTTTATTATTATTGATGGTATAGGTGACTTTGTTAAAAGCTATAATGATGAAGAGGAATGTAAGTTACTTGTAGAGTGGTTAGGTAGATTTGCTCAGAAAAGCATGACATCAATATTTCTTACTATACATGAAAATATTGGTAGTGATGGTAGGCCATCAGGTCATCTTGGTACATTCTTAAGGCGTAAGTCATATTCAATGTTAAGGCTTCAGAATAATAAAGAAGACAGAAGTATTAAAGAAATTACAAACGAGTTTGCTTTAGGTAAACTAAGAGGTAGGGATGACCCTGCAACAAGTTACTTTAGGTGGGATAATTCTGAAAATATAAATATGTACGTGAGTCTTTCTGATGATGATTGTCAAACAATGATGCAAGATAATAATCCAAAGAAAACTACTAAATATTATTTAGAAAAGTTATTTCCTAATAGTATGGTTAATATAAGTCATAATGCTATACTAAATATTTTAGTTGATAATTATGGGTTAAGTGTTAATAAATCTGAGAATACAATAAAGGAATGGAGTAAACTTGGTTATATCAGTAAGTTTAATAACAACTATTCATTGACAGCTAAATCACCTGAACCTGTAAGTAATAAGATACCTGATGGTGTTGTTTCTGAAGGATTTGCAATAGAAACTGATGATGCACCATTTTAAATAATAATAATAAAATGTATCACAAACCAACAATAAACTTAAAATTGGGCACTTACCACAGGCTGGCAAAAGTCCAAGGTAAAACTTTTGATGATAAAGTTGATTACTTATTATCATTAGTCGAAGCTAGGAAAGGAAAATTTATATGGTATTTAGATGTTAAAGAATATGAAAACATACGTTTGTCACAACTGTAATAAAGAGTTCACACAGAAAAAAGAATCAGTTAAATTTAAAACAATAGAGGGAGTATATAGATACTTTTGTACTTGGTTTTGCAAATAAAATAAATAGAGAAGTATGAGTGTAGAATTATTATCAGTGTACGGTACAGATTTAACCGTTGTAAATGTAGCTAAGGTTAGCTACAATAAAGAATCAACAGAAGTTGGTGGAAAAGAGGAAAGGCTTATTAATTTCTTAGCTAAACATAAACACACTTCACCATTCAGACACACAAGTCTGCAATTTAGAATTGAATGTCCTATATATGTTGAAAGACAATTATTTAAGCACAATGTTGGTATCTCACAAAATAGTATTAGTGGTAGATATGTTGATTTTAGTGACACTTATGGAACAATAAATGAGTGGAGGAAACAATCAAATGACTCAAAGCAAGGTAGTCTTGAACCATTACCTTTACATGAACAGGCTGTGGCTAGTAAAATAGAGGAAAATGTAATAGATATATGCAAGTTAGCTTATCAAGCATTAACTGAATTGGGAGTAGGTAAAGAGCAAGCAAGAACAATTTTACCATTAAATCTAAATACTAAATTTGTTTGGACAGGAACATTATTGGCGTTTATTCACATGTGTCATTTAAGATTAAAAGATGATGCACAAGCTGAAACAAGAGAAGTTGTTGCAGAAATGTTAAAACAAGTAAAAGAAAACAAATCATTTAATTTATCTTTAAAAGCATTTAACTTATGATAGTTATAATAATAGTGGTAGCTGTACTTATAGGTATAATTACATCAATTATATTTAGCTTTAAAACTAGCGTAATAATTGATTCGTTTTATTTTGAAGGTTGTAATTACTTTAAATATAGCGATGGTTCTTGCTTTAGGGATAGTGATGACCCATTTTCTTCAAATGAAATAGTTGAACAAGATTTTAATTATGCAAAAGAGTTATGGAAGAAGGCATAGAAAAGTATCTTAGTGAAATAAAAAATGATTGGTTTGAGGCTATTAAGATAAAAGAACTTGATAAAACTTATACAATAAAACTAATTAAAGCAATTGAGCATTATAACTTAGTTAAGCGTATTGTATCTATTTATGGCTCATGTAGCAATGAAGCTATTAAAGATGCGATAGAATCATATTGGATTGACAAGTTTTTTGGTGAAGCAATAATAAAAGACAATGACAAACAAAGAGAAAGCAAAAATTAAGCTAGAATTAGAAAAAGAAAATTTAAAGAAAAAACTAGAAGAGGATGCTATAAGGCATTCTCTTCGTGTTAAGGCTAGTTATTCTTTATCTCACACACTAAATGCCCAAAGATTAAATCATGGTAGAAATCCTGATTTACTAAATAAAAATCAAATAAATGAATTGCTTGATTTAATTATTGATAAAAAATGGATGACAGTTATTGATAAATTAAATCAATATTTTTCTGACGTTAATAAGTAGTATTTTTTTTCATATCTTTGTATCAAAAGATAGATATTATGGCATTTCCTTCAGGTATAGATTTTGCAGGTAGTTTTAATTTGAATACTAACCTATTAAGATTAATAGATTTAACTAATTATACTGGTAATGGCTCTGATTGGGTTGCTTACTATACAGCTCTAGGGCCTGATGGTAGTTACTTTTGGATTGGTAACGAAACCACACCTGATACCACTCAAAGTATTCCATTAATAAAAGATATATTACTACCTACTGATGGTAAAGGTAATGTACTTACAGGTTTATATGTAATCACTATTAGTCAATACAAAGCAGGTATAACTCATACAATTACAAAATCTGTATCAGTTACTATAGTAAAACCTACAGTAGTATTAGATTTTACTTATAATCAATTTGAATCTAGTGTTGTAGTTACTGATAACACTGCTTATATCCAAGATGGTATAACTCCTTCAAATAATATATCTATTCAATTAACCTATCCATCAGGATTGAGTTATGACCCTTACCCTTCATATCCAACTCCATTATCTACAATATCAAATCCATTAAGTGTTATTTATGATAAAACAGCTGGTGATGGACTGTTTGTAAAAGGTAAATATATTTACAGTATGACAGGTTCATCTGTATATGCATTAGGTAATGGATTCAATGTATATGTCTTAAACTCTGCTTCAAAAACAATAACTCCAACTGTTACTTATAACATGGCAGCAATGTATTGTTGCTTGAAAAATTTAAAAGCTAGAATGGATTCATTATTGAAAGTGAATCTTACATTATACGATATTGAAAAAGATAAATATACAAGTGCAATACAGTTAATGGAAATGATAAGAGATTCTTATATTTCAAATCAATTAACTGATTGCGAAAATTATATATCTGAATTTTATCGTGTAACAGGTTGTACTGATGATTGTTGTACTGATTGTTCAGAAGATAATTCAGTTCAATTGGTTGTTCCTATAAGTTTTGAAGAGCACGTAGAAGTTGTATCTGTATCTCCTTCATTAGTAATTACTAAGACTACTGAGAAAACAGGATTAAATAATTTCTATACTCAATTTTCTTTAGAATTAAATAATGGCACTGATAACGCATTTCAAAAAATAGTTTATTTAGATCCTAATGGCGATGATGATACAGGTATTATTGGCTCTGTCTTATATCCATACAAAACATTTACTCGTGTTAATGAATTTATTGACTCTTCATATTTAGTTATTGTTAATCCTGGTAATTATAATGAAACATTGCCATTTAATTCTAATGCTACTTATTACCTATATAAAAATGTTATATTAACTTGCTTTAATGGGTGCTCCATGTCATATAGTCCAACAGTCTATGGAGATGGTATTATCAATAGTATATCATTTATTATTGATGGACTTGCTTTTGAAACTTTTTCTGGAAAGTTTTATTTTGATACATTAACTACCACAACAGTATTTAATACAATAACTAATTCAAAAATAATTAATCCTTTATTTTCTTGTAAATCCTTATTTATTTCTAATTCATTTAATAATAATGTATTAAAACAATCTACTTCTGGAACATATCTGAAATTAATTAATACCAATATTATATTTCAAGGTTCAGGCTCTTTATTCAATCTTGGAATAGTAGATGTTGACGTTACATTATGTCTTGAAAATACTACTATTTTTGCTACTGACCCTGCATCAAAAATATATAATACAGTTAATAATACATCAATAGTACATAAAAATGTAAGGATTAGGGCATCTAATACAAGAGTATTGTATGGAACAGTGGGGTCTGTAATATTTTATAATGACAACAATTGCTTTAGTAATGTTAATATAACAACAGAATCTACATTAGATGAAACTGCGATTGCTCCATTTATTATCAAATTACAAACGTCTAAATTATTACTATAATGACAATAGATCAGGCTAAGAAATTCTTTGAATTATTGTTTAATAAGTATCAATTAGGTGGATATACTTCTCCTACAGAATTTAATTTGTTGGCAGACAGAGCACAAACTGAATTGTATATGGAAAGGTATGGTAATCCTAATACTTTTGCTCAAGGTAGCGGAACAGCAAGACAAGGAGCAACAATATCCGGTACAATACAAGATGAATTAAAAGTTTTTCTAACTGTATCTCATGTGAATATGACTCCATCTAGTAGGTATAGTTCAGGTCCATTACCATCAAACTATCAACACTATGATTCAAGTAGGATTGTTGGCAATTCTTATAGTCCTATTAAAATTGTTGACCAAGATAAGTTAAACTCAAGATTAATAAGTAAAGTTGTTCCTCCAACTTACGAATTTCCTATCGGTGTAATTATAGGTAATGAAATCCAAGTGTACCCAAAAAATGTACTTGGATTGAGTTTGTCATATTACAGAAAGCCTACAGCACCTAATTGGAATTATACAGGAACAACTATACCTGTATATACACCTACAGGTTCAATCAACTTTGAGATGCCTGATAGTACACACAATGAAATTGTAATAAAAATGCTTTCATATAAAGGTATTTCTATTAGAGAGCAAGAATTAATAGGTTACGCAGCAAATAAAGATAACACAGGTATATAATGACTAGCATTGAGCAAATATCAGAACAAGCAATACGTATCATTGCTGGGGGTGACAGAAATATAGATGATTTTGAAATAGATATTCGCGAGGTTCAATTATTGGTGGCTCAGGCAGCAAATTATTTTATCAAGCAAAATTTATTTCAAAATATAGCTCAAGGCCAACATAATGTAGGTGGAGAGTATGTTGCATCATTTAAAAATATTGATATACTATTTGATGCAGATACAAATTTAGCATATATTGATTTACCTGCAAAGTATATATCACTACCACATGATAGAGGTATCCATCAAGTATCTTTAATGAAAGACCAATTTAATGTATTCATTCCAATAAGAAATGGAGCGATGGCTATATTTAAAAATAGTCCTGCTGGTAGATTGGAAGGTAGGATAGGTTACTGGCCTGAGCAAGGTAGAGTTTATTTTACTGTAGATATATCTGCTAAAATAGATAAATGTTTGGTCAAGCAAATTATAACAGGAGCTGATGGTATTTTACCTCAGACACAATTTATTGCTCCTGACGTTGAATTGCCAATACTTGAAAAGGTTATTAGTTTATTAAGAATGAGATTGCCTCAAGACAAACAAAATAATAACAATCCTAACAATTAATAAATATACCATACCGTTAAGTATAGCGGTATGGTATGTTTTTACTTATCTGATTGTTTCATGTACCAAAATAATTCCCATATTTTTTTTATATCTTTGTATCAAACAACTCCATGATGCAAAATAATATTAAGAATATTTTTGTAGGATTAGATACTGATACTGAAAGTAGATACATAAATCCTGCATTTTATACAGATGCTAATAATATTAGAATAACTCCTAGTTCTGACAATAAACAAACCTATGCACAAAATATGCCTGGGAATAAAGTTTTAGAATTAGAATTAGGTCAATCATGGAAAGATGGCATTGTGGTAGGTAAGTGCAAAGATTATCAATATGGGTTTATTTATTATTTTATTTGTTCAAAAGATACTACAGGACTATTAGAGGATTGTATTTATAAAGTGGATTGTAATACAGATAAAGTATCAACCATATTGTCATCAAATTATTTGTTCCCTAATTACAGGACAGCAGGCCTTTTAAAGACAAACATAAACCCTGTAGTATCAGCAACTATATACGACAACAAAATGTTTTGGTGCGATGGAACTGATACTACATATTCTCATCCACCAAGATTTTTAGACTTAAATTTATCTAGTCAAATCAATGCTGTTGTTGGTGATATTACTGATTTAATATCAGTATCATTGCTTACGCCAATCTATCCATTGACGTGCAATGTTGTTACTACTACTGATAATGTTATCAATTATTTAGGTAATTATTCATATCAATTCACTTATAGGTTTATTTATAAAAGCGGTCAAAAAAGTAGATTTGCACCTATTTCATTATTGGCTGTAACTTCATACAGTCAAATAGGTGTTTATCCTAGATATATTGAATTGGCAGTGCCTACATTAAATACATTATTATCAATAGTATCTATTGAATATGCATTTAGAGAGTCTTATGATTTAGATTTTAAAGTTTTTAAAACTGTAGATTATGCTACATCAGTACCTATATTACAGTTTAAGGGTGATGAAGCATATTCTATAGTGGCAGAAAATGAATTTATAACTGAATATGATAACGTTCCATTATTATCTACGTCATGTCAATATGCTGACACTAGAGTTTTTTGGGCATATTATAAGCAAGATAGGTACAAATTTAATGTTGTATCATCAAATGGGTCATTATTGAGTTATAGTAAAAAAATCAACAAACAATGTTTAAAGCTTGGTAGTCAGTATAAATATTCAGTTGATTTTATTGATCATTTTGGAAAAAGAACTACATCTTATGTTTCAGGTAAAACACCAACAGGTCAAGTAGCAATAGATATAAATGGCTCAATAAACACTACACCTCAAAGTGGTTTATTAGAAAATGTTGAAGCACAAAAAATAGAATTACTATTAACTGATATACCATCAGATATAGAAGCAATAGAAGTAAGAAGAAGTAAAAACCTAACAGTAGACAGATTTATTCAAGGTAGGATTGAACATGCATATTATAAAACAGGTACTAATACTAATGGGAAACCTGTGTTTATTAAAGGCCCAGATTGGACAACAACAAATTATAGTAACTATAATTATGCATCAAATAAAAATGTAACATCTGCTGGTGCTAATGAAATATATTTTGACATAAGCAATTGGGTTAAAAGTGGCATTAATTATACAGCTGCTAGTGGTGATAAATTAAGAGTATTAACTACTGGCAAAGATGATAAAAAAGTAATTAAAAGAGGGTTAGATTTGCCTATTATAAGACAAGAAGGCGATATATTAGTTGCTTCTATTGAGACTAATGAAAATATCAATAGAATGTGTTCTTTAAGGATAGGTAATAACAATCTTGCAAATCAAGCGGTTGCAATGGTTGGTGATTTTGGTGGAATTTGGTGGTCTAGTGATGGTGCAGATTATATTAAAGCTACAAAAGATAATGTAGTTGGTTGGCAAGATAAATTTACTAAAATTAATTTTTATGGATGTTGCCAATATGTTAATATGTTTAATGGAAATTATGGTGCTTACAATTTTATGGTTGTAGGTGATGGAGGTATAATACTTAGTGTTTATTATAATACGGCAACTAAAATATTTAACATAACAGAAGTTCAGGTATATAATGCGGAGACTCCTACATACAGAGGTATTACAATGAATACTGTAAATGGAGCTAATTTCTTCATGTGTGTTATTGGAGATAAAAATGGAAATGGAAACGCTACTGTAAAATTAGCTTATCAACCGTATGGAGATACAGGTAGTTATCCTACATTAACTGATAGGTCAGACAATTTTGCCATAAAAGCAAATGCAACTGTTATAAAATCAACAGTTGTTTATCATGATATTAATATTAGTGTAGTTGGATTACCTGTTCACTTCCTGACAGACAGTAATGATTATATTGCAAATATTTCATTATCATCAAGTGTTATTACTCCACTAGGATATACATATACAAATGTTGGTTTTTTAAATACTACAATTTGGAGTGATGTAGATAAAACTACAATTAGTGATAGATTATTTCTTAGCTTTACTCCTGTTTGGCTAGATAGTTATGGTGCTCTTCCTGAGCGTAAAGGTATTTTTTTAATAGGTGAAATAGGTTTACAATGGATGCTTAATAGTACATTAACTACATTTAAGCCATTTATTCCAATTACTAGTCAAGACTTAACTGATATAGTTTGGAATCAATTTAGTGGTTATACAATAGATGATAGGCCTTTTATATTTGGAGTAGGTTCTTTAGGTCTTACATTTACGTTTCCTGAAAACAAACAATTTCCTCCAGATAATATTAATTGGAGAGTTGATTATCAATGTCCATTTACAGGAAGATTGACAACATGCGTATATAGCTTCACTGACACATCATTGAGTAATAATAAAGTATTCAGATTTGCAGGATATGATAATTTTTCAGGAACATTTGCAAGAAGAGAATTTAATGTATTTGAATTTACTACAAATACAGTAGAGACAGATAATGATGTTATAAATTATGGAGCATTAATTGAAGTTTACACTCCTGCTGAATTGTCAAGTGAGCAAATTTATTATGAAATAGGTTATTGTAAAGAAGTTAATAATGGACTATTAAAGTTAGTGCTTGGAGATGGAGGTAGCAATACAGTTGCCGGTTTTGAAAACACTAAAGATGGAGATTGCTTTGTTATTAAAAAGAAATATTACGGTAGGCTATGGAATCATACAGCAGATACAATATTGTCAATGACGCCTAATGGGAATACTGATACTTCATGGCATAAAGATATTGGAAGACCTAATATAGAGGATTTAACTATTACGTTTGCATCAAATCTTAATGAAACATTGATTCCGTTTAGGAATTTTACGTCAAATATTATATTTTCTAACCCATACATTCAAGGAACAAAAACAAATGAATTGCAAACATTTGAGTTATTAAACTATAAGCAATTACCAATTGAATATGGTGCTATATGTGGTTTACAAGTAGCCAATAACACTAATGAAGATGGCACTATTATGTTGTCTATACATAAAAGAGAAATAGTATCTATTTACTTAGGTAAAGTGCAATTTACTGATGTTAGTGGAGTAAATACAATATCACTATCTAATCAAATATTAGGCTCTTATAGAACAACAAATGGTTCTTTAGGTTCTATTCATACTGAATCTATATGCAATTATAATTCATTTGTATATGGATTTGATGCCTTGAAGGGGGTTGTTTGGAGGTATGGACAAAACGGTGTTACTAGGATAAGTGACATAGGAATGCGACTATTCTTTTATTCATTAGGTCAAAATAGGATAAATGATAGATCAAAAAATATATACCAAAAAGTAATATCTGAGTATAACACATATTACGATGAAGTTATATTTACGTTCATGGATTATGACATGAATCATCCCTACACTAATAATTCATTTTCTATAGTATGGAGTGAAAGATTAAACAGATGGATTTCAAAAAGAGATGCTAAATCTATTGCTGGTACACCTGTAATGAGTCATGCTTCTATGTATCAAAAAATGTATTCTGCATACTTAGGAACTACAGGGTTAAATAATTACATAAAAGTAGATAAGCATGATGATAACACTGTAAATACAAGTTTATTTTATGGTAACACAGTTCAGTCTCCATGCAATATAGAGCTTGTAGTTAATGGCAGTTTAGATCAAGTCAAGTCTTGGTTAGATATTAGATTACAAACTGATGAGCTATGGAATGCAGAATTAATTACTAATGAATTAGGCCAACAAACAATGGTTCTTAATGAAGATTCTGAATTGGAAGGAATTAATGGATTTTGGAGAAAATTGGAAAATAATTATTATGGTCCAATATTAAGAGATATGAATACATTACCAGCCGTTACAAATCCTATATTTGAGGGCAATCCATTAAAATCACAAACATTAAAGATTAAATTAGTATTAGACCAATCAAGGTTGACAGTCAAATCTTTATCAAATAAAATAGTTAAATTGTATGATTCAATAGTTAAGTTCGCTATTAGTTTCCGTTAAAATAAGTATATTTGTAAAACATTAAAATTATGGCAGCAGAAGGACTGAATAATGCTTTGGATTTAACAGCAGGAGCAGCACCATTAGTAGGAACTATTTTTGGAGGCCCAGTTGGAGGGGCAATAGGGTCAGGTGTAGGTATGGGCCTTAGAGCTTTTTCTCAATGGAATAGGTCTAAACAGGCAAAAGTACCAAGTAGACCTATTTCTTTAACGCCACAAGGAATTATTGAAAACCAACAGAATGCTAGGCAAGTTGCTAGTGGTTCATTAGCTGATGCTTCAAACGCAATCGCTCAACAAAAAATAAATCAAAATGTATCTCAAGGAATCGGTGCTGCAAGACAATCAGCAAGAAGCTCTACTGATATTATGGCTACTTTAGGTAGATTGAATGAGAATAGTAATAATGCATTAAATAACCTTGCTCAACAAAAGTACGGACAAAGATTGGGTGGATACAATATGCTTAATCAAGCTAATCAAAATGTAGCTAATTATGATGATAGAAACTTTGCTTACAATCAAGTTGAGCCATATAATCAGGCTGTTCAGAATAAGCAAAATCTACTAACAGCTAGTAATACTAATTTTGATAGAGCAGGTCAATTTATTGGTCAAAATGCTTTAGGTATGGAATATCTTAAAGCTTCTAATCCTAATTACCAACCACAGCAAGGTGGGTTATTAGGGATGTACAGTGATTATAGAGATAAGCAAAATTTAATAAGCAATGCATTGACTTCATCTAGGAATATGGGGAATATGATAAATCAAAATACATTTGCAAATATAGAGTAATTATGGCAATGAGATTCGACCAAATAGGCTCACAACAGAACGTGCAAAATGTAGGTGAAGGTGAAGCGTACGTATATGAAAAGCAAAAATCACCTTTATTATCTTTAGGTGAAAATGCTATGAAAATGAAATTGGCTGAAGATAAAGCTAAGGCTAAGGCAGCAGCAGCTAGTGGTAGTGAAAAGGTTGATTTATTGACATTAGAGCGACCTTCATTAAATCTTACACCTTATTTCAATAAATCTTTAGACCAAATACCTACCATAGTAAATAAAAAAGGAGACCCTAATGCTGCAAACCTTGCTAATACTAAGGTACAAAAATTAAATAATTTAGCTAGAGCTTCAGTTTATTACCAAACAGATTTTGATAGAGCTAATGATTTAGCTTCAACATTATCTACTACTAACAAGATTTCAAAAAGAGTTTATGATAAGAAAGTAGCAGAAATAACTACTACAGCTAATCGCTTAGCCGAATCTAATCCTAATGATTATTTAGAAGGACTTACTGGGTCAATTGACTATATGTCTAAAAATTCTCCTAATAAAATCTTAGATGAATCATCAAAATATGATGATGCTAGTATAGATAAAATGGCTAGCGGTATTGCACAGAACACTAAAACATTTGAACTTGGTCTTAAAAGCACTGGCAATATAACACAAGAACAACGTACAACAATAAAGGATAAAGCAATTGGAGATATAAATACATTAGTAGATAAAGAAGGCAACTCTAATGCGACTATCAATACATACATGGATAAGTTTTATGAGAATGCAAATTCTGAATTAAATAATCCTGACAATAAAAAATATTTTTCAACAAAAAAAGGTGAAGGATTTGATGATCTTGTTGGGAAAAACAGTAAAGGAGAGGATATTTATATTGATGAAAAATCTTATAGTAAAGATAATTTTAGGAAAGATTTAATGTCTAAGATAGATAATTCTAATATATTATCTTCTAAGTTACTACAAGGATATAGCACTACAGGTGGATTAGGTGGCAAGAAAAATGCTATGTTTACACCTTCAACAATTTCAGCAATAACAAGTAATGAAAACAAGACAAAGTTTTTAAATTTACAATTGGGTGGCTCATCTTACATTCCAGCTAAACCTTCAGATGCCTTGATTACAATAGAAGGTACTGGTGAAGGATACGTCTTAAATCAACCAGGAGATAAAAAACATTATGTAATGGAACGCGTAGGTGCAGGAGAGCAGTTAGCCGTAAATGGTGTTCATTATACACTAACTAATTCTCAAGGACAGTCACAATTATACGATGGTATTCAGGTTTTTGATCAAAATGGAAATTTAGATGTAGATGCTACTTCAAAAAACATTTTTCAAAAAATGGATAAAGGATATAAATTTGGAAAAAAAATTGGTGGATTTGTTAGCGGAACTAAGCTTGATAAGGCTGATGTACAAGCAGTATCTAGTGCAGACCAATTAACTGAAGGGCAACAATCAGAGGCAGCAGCAAAAGCTATATCTAGTGCTATGACAAAGAATTTAAAAGCACAAATTTTATTGCCTATAACTGGAGTTAATTCTAATGTAGGAAGGTCAGCTTTCTCTAAGATGACAGGCGGTACCGACATTTCAAAGTTTGCAAATAGTCAACAAGGGGATAATAATGGCAAAAAACTTCAAAAATCATTAGATATAGCATTTAAAATGAAAGAGGGTGGTGGAAAAGAAGGTAAAAAGGTGATTACAGGATTTTAATAAATATAATTATGCCAGAATTAATTAATGATAAAAAGAAAGTCTTATATGATGCAGTATCTAAAGATTATAATATCGGAACTTTTGACGAATTTAGTAAGAAACTAGAAGACCCTACAAAAAGAAAATTATTTTATGAAGGTGTTGGTAAAGAATACCAACTTGGTACTTTTCAAGAGTTTGAAAATAAAATTACTCCTGTAAAAAAAAAAGCCGATTCAAGCTCATCATTGGATATATCGGCAGGGCCTTATGCAAGTGGGCAGAAGCCTAAAGGTTTTGGTGATATTGTTTCTGAAAAGATTTCTGAGGTAACTCCAAAAGAAGAAAAACAGGCTAAGGAGCAAGTTGTAGCAAACAAAAAGAAAGAGGCTTACCAAAAGGATAATAGCTACGGTCAGCAAGCTATGGACTATTTGGGTAGTGGAATAATGTCTACTATTGATGTCTTAGCTATTGGAGGGTTAAATGCTATAGATATAATTAAGCCTTACGGTGAAATTGGAGAAGATAAAACCATAAATAAAGCTATTGATAAAATCAAGGAAGCTAATGTAAGTTTAACTAAAGAAACTCAAGAAAGAGATGCACTTCAACCTTATAATGGAAGTCCTTCAGATGCGTTTATGGCTGGAGATTGGGGTTCAGTAGCTAAATTAACAGGATTAAAAGTATTAAATTCCATACCTACAAGTGTTGCTATAGGGTCAAATCCTGCTGTAGCTACAAGTTGGGTTATGGGTAATGTCAGTAATGAATACACTAAACTTGTAAAAGAAGGATATACTCCAAAACAAGCTGCAATAGATGCTTCTATAAATACTTCAACAGAGTTTTTTGTTGATAGAATGTTTGGAGGTGCAAAACAATTAAAAACATTATTTAAAGAAGGTGGTAAAGAAGCTGTAAAAAAGCATGTACTATCTGAGTTGGGCAAGACTGCTACTGAAAACATAGGTGGAGAGCAAGTTGAGAATATAATAAGTAATCTATCTAAAAAATATGTTTTAGGTAAAGAGAATCAAGATTTATTTGAAGGAGCAGGAGATACTTTTTGGTCTAGTTTAGGTACAAGTGCAATGTATTCTCCTTTAACAGTACTTAATACTGCTAAAAACAATTTATTAGCCAAAGAGCAAGAACAACAAGGCACGCCTACCGTTTCAGAGGAGCAGCAAAATCAATTAAATACAATGCCTAATAAACCACAACTGCCACCTGATGAAGGAGGTGCTAGTGGTGGCAATTTAATGACTCCTGAAGGTATGCAACAAGCAGGTGTAGAGTCACCTGAGCAAACCCAACTAGCCCAAGCAAATCAAGTTATTCAGGAGGTAATTAATAACGATAATGTTGCTACATCAATTGAAGGCCAACCTGTAGACATCAAAGAATTGACACCAGAAGGAGTTGTTTTAATAGATGGCCAAGTTGTTCCTGTTGAATCCGTAATGGTAGAGAGTGAATTGGGGACTAATCCCTTAGTAGATGTTATTAATGAATATATAAACCAACAAGAAAATGCCGTACAAATCGAAAGCACAAGCAGCGAAGTTCCACTTAATGGAGAAACAGGGCAAACTATCCCACAAGGTAGTGAAGGAGTTCGACAAGGAGAGCAAGGGGTTGAAACTACCCAACAAGGTGGCCAAGAAAAAGTAACTGTAGTACCTGAGTTACCTAAAAAAATATTTCATGCTACAAATGCTCAATTTGAAGGACAGCCATCAAGACAAGAACAAAGCAAAGTGTCAGCTTTTGGAACAGAGCCAGCAGGACTATTTTATTCAACAAATCCTGACCAGGCAAAACAAGCTATTGGGAATGGTGAAAATGCAAGAATAGTTGAAGCTGATTTTAACACTAAAAATCCATTAGTAATAAACAATATTAATGATGATACATATTTTAATACATTAAACGAATCTAAGCAACAAGCTATTCAAGAATTGAGTCCTGAATATAATGAAGCTGGAGTTGATTTAACTACACTAGAGGAGGGTGAGATTCCTGAGGCTGTAAATAAGCGTACATCAGAAATTTTTGCAGAAAAACTTAAAGAGCAAGGATTTGATGCTGTAGTAAATAATGAGAATGGAGATATAATAATTTTAGACGATTCAGTTGTTGCTGATATAACAAACAAATCTACATCGCCAACAAATGAGATAGAAAAATCACAGCAAATACAAGAGTTGAAAGATGAGTTAGATGCTTTAGATGCTCAAGATGATAGTAAGCTAACTGAAAAAGAGAAGAAAAGAATAAAAAATGCAATAAGACATACTGTTACATCTATTGCTAGAGGGTATTTCTTAGATGGTGGTAAAATACTTTGGGATTCACTAAAAAAAGAAACAGGTTTTAAAGGTGGTGAGTTTAAAGATTTTCTTGGTATAGTGTCAAAAACTGGCCGCACAGTAGATGGCATAGCTAATTATTTATGGGAAAATAGAGATAATGACCAATTTGAAACTGACGATTATAGAAATGCTATAATAGAAATACTGAGTGAACCTAGAGATGAGTGGTATGTAAGACAGAGAAATGAGGTTGATGCAGATAGTAACCAAAACGTGTTTAAACAAAAACAAAAGATTCAAGAGCAAATAGATATACTTGAGGATTCAGATCTATCATTTGAAGATATAAAAAATGAGCTCGAAGCTAATGAAGCTATGTGGGAGCAAAAGTTTAAATCTGAAGGTAATCCTAAACAAAAAAGTGGTACATTTGTAAATAAAGAGTTAGAGTCTGATATACCAAAAGTAATAGAGTATCTTGCCAAGATGAAAGAATTAGAAGATGGCACTAAAAAAAGAAATATACAGACTAAGATAGATGAAATAACATCTAAAGATGCAAAACTCAAGAAAATCATTGAAAATTTTGATGTTATATTAAAACAACTAAACTACACAAGCGATTGTTAATATGAAAAAGCCAAATCAGTTACCAAAAGAGATTGTAAATCTACTTTTGCCTAGATTGCAAGATGAATTTAATGCTTATTATTTTTACCGTTCAGCTAGTAATTGGTGTAAAAATGTAGGTTTTTTTAAAGCAGCTAAATTCTTTGCAGAGGAATCTGAAGATGAATTAAAGCACGCAAAGAAAATTGAAGATTTCCTTATTGATTGGAATGTTACGCCTGAATTGCCTGTAATAAACAAGCCTGTATTGTCATTTCAATTACTTTCAGATGTAATTGAGAGTGCATACAATATAGAATACACATTATATGAGGATTATGAAGAGACAAGTTCTAAAATATTTAAAACAGGAGATTTGTGTGTATTTGACTTTTTACAATTTTATAGAAAAACACAGACTGATTCTGTTGCTCAATATAGTGATATGTTAAATATTCTTGAAGGAGTAAATGTTGCTAGTAAATTTGAAATGCTTTTAATTGAAGAAAACTTATTCTAATAATATGGCTTGTAATATATTTGATAATAATGGTAATAGGATTTCTAGCTCAGAAGAGTTTGTTAAAAATCTTTATGAAGGTAAATTAGATGAATTAATTAAATCTAAAAAGGTTGATGAATCTAAATTTGTAAAGAAAATTACAAATGAATCAGGGTTTAAAAAAGAATATGACAAACTAGAAACAGATGAAGATAAAGTTAATTTTGTAGTTGAATTAGCTCGTAAATTAGTTGCTAGTGGATTAGATAAAACATTACTAAAAAATAAGATTGGCAATATTTTGCCTAATGTTGTTGATAAAATAACAGATGAAGCTGTAGGTAAGTTTTTAGGTGAAAAATATTCTTATAATTTCCTTAAAGGAATTACTGGTATATCTAAAATATATGACAGATTAAAAGAATGGTCACAAACTACTGATGGGTTGATATTTAAAAGCGTATCTGAATATGATACAATTGATATGACTAACATGAATAGTATTGCTGAGGCTATAGTAAATAAGCATTTAAAAGATGGAACTATAGATGATTTGTTTAGCGATATTAAGAATAAACAAATAGATTTTAGTGATGCATTCAGAACATCAATGGCTGTAATGATTGCTAAAAATTATGCTGTTGATTATGCTCAAGCAGAAGTTAATGGTGATGTTGATACTGCTAAAAAATTAGGTGAATACATTAAATATGCCAAAGAAAGAAGCAGATTAGCAGGTCAAGGATTATCTGTACTTAGTGTTTTAAATGCAAATTCTTGGGAGATATTTTTTGGTAAAATACTTGACGATGCTGACTTTAATTTAGAAACACAATTTACTTCTCCTGATGGAAAGATAGATGAAGCAGGATTAAACAAAATAAAAGAGGCTTTTGCTAATATAAAAGAAACATTTAACGATGACTTAGATAAAGCTAAATTTGATTTTGAAAAAGATGATTCTGATATTGATAATTCAATTAAGAATATTAAAAAGAAAAGAGGTCAGAAAAAAGATACAATAAAAAGTATTCAATTAGAAGTAAAAGATAAATTAGCTGCATTAAAAGATAAATGGAAAAGTGATAAATCTAATGATAGAAGATCATCTTTAAGTAGTGGTTTTTTTGGATTAACTGATGCAGATTTTAAATATGGATATGAAGTAGTTAAGGTTTTAGTTGAAGCTGGTCTTAAATCAGAAAAAGTATTAAGAGACGAGATAAAAAAAGCTTTTAATGGAGAAATTTCTGATAGTGACACAGATATTTTAATGAAAGAATCTGATTTTTTAATTAAAGAAAAGGAAAGTTCAAAAAGAATTATTGCTCTTGAGAAAGACATAGCTAAGTTAAATAATGATATTGAATATATCGAGAAAAACAATGTTATCCCACCTAAGGTATTTGTTGTTAAAAATAAGCCTAAACGCATTATTTCAGACAAAGAACAAGCATTAATAGATGTAAAAAATAGCCTAAAAGAAGAGGTAGAAAGCAAAATAGCTGCATTAAAAAATGAAGAAAAAGAGAGTAAAAGGATTAGGGAAAGCGAAGAAAGAGCTAAGCAAAGAAAGATAAGAGAAGAATCTTTAACTTATAATATAAATAAAGCAGCAAACAATTTAATGAAGGGTTTGAGTGAAAAAACTCTTAAAGAAAATAATGCTGCTAGAGAATTTGCTATTAAGTTATCAAGGAATCTTAGACAGAGAATGCCTGACAAGGCAAGACCTGAAGCTAAGACTACTGAAGAAAAATTGACTAATGCAATTGCAGATATGAAATTCATATTTGAAAATGCAAGCGGTAGGCCTATGCAAGGATTATTGAATGCTGCAATAACTGAAGTAAAACAAAATGAGTTATTAACTGAAGAACAAAAAGCTAAAGCATTAGATGATATTGATAAATATTTCGGTGAAGTATTTGCAAAACCTATAAATGATAAACAGTTAGATGCTTTTATTAAATTAAAACTTAAAGATTATAAAAATTCTCTTATAACATTATCAGGAACAGAAAGAGAAGATGTAATTAATGATATTATATCTGAACTAGCTGAAGATGTTGGGTTTAATGAATCAAGTGATTTAGCTAATCAAATTAAAGAAAGCTTCTTGAATACAGTGCAAAAAGCTGCGTTAAAAAATTTGAATGACAAACTTGAAAAGTTAAAACCTAAAAATAATATTGCATCAAAAGCTGATATTGTAAAATATGTAAATGAAGAAGTTTTAGAATTAATTAATAAAGGTGCATTAACTGATGCTAAATTTCAAGAGCTATTACTGAAATCAATTGGCATCAGTACAATGTCTGCTGAAAATGTCTTATTACTAGCTCAAGCAGCCAAGCAATTAACAGAATACCCTATTGGGATTCATAGGAATAGACATAAACAGGCATTTACAAATATTATAAATAAAATTAAAGCTGAAGATAAAAAAGGTGGCCCCAAAAAAAGTGCTATATCTACTATTTTTGACAAAGCAGATGCTGCAAATTTAATGGCAGGTTACGTTGAGTTATCTACTCAAGCTATGCTATCTGGCGTTAATACTGTTAAGCTTGGTGCGTTTGCTACTGTATTTAAAACTATAAATCAAATCTATCTGAATGACTATGTTACTAAAGGGTTAAAAGATAAAGATTCAGAAGTTAGTAAGTTTTTCCAAGTATTTAATAGGACATTGAGCCCTAAATCAATATATGAAAGAGGTAAAGCTGTAGTTAAATTTGCTCAAATGATTAAGGATAATGCTCCTGTATCTAAAGTGTTGTGGACTCAGTTTATGAGTGATGGGTTTAATGTGTTTGATAGTGACATTGAAGCAAATAGAGAAAGCAATTGGTATTCTAAAATAACATCAGGAAAGCAATTATCAAAAGATAAAAATCTTAATTTAATTCAGAAAGCTTTTGCTGTAATTAAAGTAATACCAGTTATGTCTACAAGACTTCTAATGAGTGTAGATATTTTACAAAAAGTATCTACTACAGATTACTATATTGAGCATATATATTATAACCAGTTAATAACTCAAGATAAAACAGAGCAAGAAATATTAAATGATATGGCTGAATTTAGAAATAAATTAAAGCTATCAAAACAAGAGGCTTATGATATTGCAAAAAATGAAATTCAAGAAATGAAAGATAAAGGACTTGACGTAGAAGAGTCAGATGTCTATATTAGAGCTCTTGAGATTCTAGGTGATAATAGGTTGATGCATGATGTTTTATTGGAGACAAAACAACAACAAAAAATAGCAACAGAACAACAAGAGGTAGAAGGTTCACTTGGTGTTATATATAACTCATTTTCATCATTTAAGCAAATACCTTTAGGTGAGCTTACTCTTAGATTTATGAGGTCAGCAGCTAATTTTACAAATGAGGGATTAAATTATACTCCTTATGGATTTGTAAGAGCAGCTACTAAAACTACATTGGCATCTAAGTTTTTTAGAGATAAAGAAAGTCAGTTAAATATAAAATCAAAATTAGATAGAGAAAAAAGTACCGAAGAGCGATACCAAATTTTATCCAAAGCATTGTTTGGGTCAGCTATATCTGTAATGGCTTTGTTTGGTATTGGTAATGGAGATGATGATGAAGAAAAAGAAAAGCCGGTATTATATTACACAAGAAAATTGTGTAGAATAATGATGCCAATAAAGGTGAATGGTCAAGGTTGGGCAGCAAAAGGAAAAGAATTTGACCCTAGAATATCGTCAAACATAAGAAAAGAAAATGCCATGATGGCCACAAGAACAGATTTTGAGGCAGGAACAATTGAGATTGGATGGAAAGAATTTGGCGGCCCTTATTTTAAAATGAGGACAGGAATGTTGCCATTTGGATTGCAAATAGATGCTTTAGGTAATATTTCTGATTCAAAAAGATATGGCAAAGAAAAAGTTACAATATTTGATATGGCACAAATGTTAATCGTACAGCCAATTTATACAGTAATAGAAACTACTGTAGGTAGATTAGCAAAAGGAATATCTGACCAAGGGTCATCTTATGCTGTATCTCAGCTTATAAAACCCGCCTTACCTGGTGGAGAAACGGTATATCAAGATGCTACCAAATATATTATGGCTGCAACAGACCGTGGAGAGCAAGAAGTATTACTTAAAGATGAGGCTAAAGGAGTTGGAGGGTTTATGAAGGGCATGTATCTTCAATTATCAAAAAACACACCTGTAACATGGGTAAATAATGAGGCTTATGATGCTCTTGGTAATAAGATACGTATAGACACTAAAAAGCTTCCTCTTAACGGATTAAATTATATTCTTGACTTAATGCTTTCTTTAACTGAAAAAGAGAAAAAAGACCAATGGATTTATAATTTATCAAGAGATAAAGGTGTTGCTATATTCCAACCTGTAAAATTACAAATTCCTGTGTACTTTATGAGTAATGATATGGTTAAAAAGTTTGCTGAAGTGAATCCTAATTACGATTTAACTAATACTGAGTATGCTAAATCTATTAGTGAAGAGTATTCATATTTGCTTAATAAAAACAAAGATAAAATACTAGGTAAAAAAAGTAAAGAGTCGATTCAAGAGATTGTAAATGATTGCCATGAAATTGCTATTGATAACATTAATGCAAAACTTACTAAAAAGCCAACTCATGAACAAGTTAAATTTATTGTAGATCAAAAAATACTAAGCGGTAATAAATTAATAGAAAAAGGTAGGCTTAATAGGTAAATAAATTTTATTATATTTGTAACACAATGGCAGTATATATTCCAGTTTCTCAAATAGTCGAATCCACTCTTATAAATGAGGGTGATAACGGTATGCATAAATACCAACAAAGACTTGAGTGGGTACTTAGAGGTGTAAAAAAATTAAATTTTGATACTCTAAGAAACATTAAGACTGTTTTAGTTCCAATGAATGACAATAAAACAATAGATCTACCTATTGATTGCGTTTCTTGGACTAAAGTTGGGATAAAACAAGGAGATAAGCTACTTGAATTAAGTCAAGACAGAGGGAATACTCCATATCCAATCCTTAATGATAATGGTGGAAATCCAATAGCTGATGTTCACGTTTATGATAGAGACCAAGACATTTATGCTTCATCAGGATATGGGATATATTTTGCTAATTACAGATACCCTGATGGGCAAAATGTAGGTAGGATATTTGGACTTGGTGGAGGTCACAATAAAGTTGGTTATTTTAAGGAATGGAAAGAAAGGAATCAATTAGTGTTTACATCACTAATGGATACTCAAGATATTTATCTTGAATATATTACAAATGGAATGTCAGCTACAGGAGAAACAATCATAGATTCTCGTGCTGAAGAGTTTTTAATTAGATGGGTTGAGTATTTAAAAGAATATTATGCAAAAACACCTATGTGGCAAGAGGCTCAAAGAATAGCATTTGTAGAATTAGAATTGCTTAAACAAAGAATGCATCCATTCAGTGTAAGAGACTTTATGGATAGCTCAAGAAAATCATTCAAATTATCACCTAAATATTAACACAATGGTAGGAAATATATTACAACCTTCTTTTTACGTAACAGGAGCAGGTGGAGTAGCAACAAAAGGAGTATTAACAGGAACAATTACGGTTACAGGTACGTTCTCTGGTGTAGCTACTCATAAAGTTATTACAGGCACAGGAACATTATTTAAAAGCGAATTACAGATAGGTGACTGGTTGTATTCTACCACATTAAATGAGGTTAGAAAAATCATAAGAATCCATGATGACTTTAAGTTAGGTTTAGATAGAGCATTTTCAGGTACAAATACTGCTAATGCTATGAAGATTGCTAGAAGGTCAGCAGCTAGAAGTATTGTTGTTAAGGATAGTGGAACTACAGGTACATCATTAATTAATAATGTATTGCCAATTAAAGGTGGTTATGCTCAATCATTTAATAACTCTGAGTCAGGTATTAACGCTATGACTTACGATGCTTCAGCAGCAGGTGCTCAACTTGATGTTACTATATCTTACTAACTAAAAATAATTATGTCGTTTTCATTTGTATTTCCATTAGTAGGTGGCTCTGGTGGTGGTGGCACAGTTTCATCTGTTGGTTTATCAATGCCTACAAATGATTTCAATATAGCTAATAGTCCTGTAACCGGCAGCGATACAATTACTGTCACCTACAAGTCTCAGATTCAAAATTTAATATTTGGGTCTCCTGATGGAATTACAGGAACTCCATTATTTAGGTATTTGGTAGGGGCAGATTTGCCATCAGCTACAACTTCAGTAAAAGGAGCTTTGCCAATAGCAACAAGTGCTGAATCTTTAGCAGGAAGCGTTAATGACAAAACTGTAGTTCCTGAGGCTTTATCTTACACTTTTTTAAACAGGCAAATTGGTGCTATTACAGCAATTAATAGCTCAATATTAGGTACAGACACTATTAATGGAGCGTTTGCAAAAGCACAAGGCCAGATAAATGCAAAACAAAATACATTAACATTAGGCGATATAACAGGTAGCGAATTTAGTATTACCGGTGGTGTTGGTGCTGTTATTGGTACAGGAGTATCATTATCTTTAGCTGCAAGCGGTGTAACTGCTAATACTTATGGTAGTTCTACTGTAGTTCCTGTTGTTACTGTAAATAGTAAAGGTATTATTACCGGTGTAACAAGTGTATCTATAGCATTCCCTCCATCAAGCGTAACATCTGTATTTGGTCGTACAGGACCAGTTGTATCTCAATCAGGTGACTATACTTTTGCTCAGATAGGGTCTACTCCAACAACTTTAGCTGGATATGGTATTACTGATGCAGTTGCTACAGGTGGATCAGGTTCGGTATCTGATATTTCTATTACAGGATTAGCAGGTTCAGGATTTCTTAATTTAAGATACCAATCATCAACTCCTGTGGGCCTTGCTAATTACGGTACATTATATGCTGATTCTATTGGTAATATTGGATACAAGAAAAATGCTAATGCCTATACTAATTCCTTATATTTTAGCGGTACAGCAGATAGGGTATATACATTGCAAGATAGGAGCGGAACTTTGGCTGATAATATTGATTTAGCTTTAAAACTAGATCTTGATGGCGGAAATGCTAATCAAGACATAGACATAGATGGTTTTGGGGTTAACGCTAAACACTTTAAAGTAAATGGTACTGCTGGTGCTGGTCATATAGGATTAAAACATCAATCTGCTAACATTTCAGCAAGTGCGAGTGAGTCTAGTATTGGTGCTGATTCTGTTGGTGATCCGGTATGGAAAAATGATGGAGGCGCTATTGATAAACTTGAATTACAATCTAACAAAACAAGTACAGTAACAGGAAATGAAGCAAGTACAAGCAAGTATTTAACTGTAAAAGGTGTTTATGATTGGGCAGTAGGTTTATTTGCTCCAAAAGCATCACCGACATTTACGGGCACGGTAACAACTCCTGACATTGTAGTTAGTGGTGCAACTGCTTCAACTATTGCACATTTTGATGGGAGTAAAAATATTGAATCTTTACCTTTAGCGACATATCCTAGCCTTACAGAACTAAGCTATGTTAAGGGTGTAACAAGTGCTATTCAAACGCAGATAAACGCTAAATTGTCAGGAAGTGTAAGTAGTGGATTTATTCCTTATTATAATGGTTCAAGTTTAGTAAATTCAAGAATTAGGCATAATTATTTTGCACATGGAACTTATGTGGCAGGCACAGCAGATGTAGGAGTCACTCAAGCATTTACCGTATTAAATGATACAGAATCTATTACATTATTTTCAGCAGCCAATTCAGGTTTGTCAACACAGATGCAATGTAAAGATTTTGCAATTAGAAATGAGCAAAATACAGGATATAGAGTTTCAATTTCGCCTAATGGAACGGGTAATTTTGGGTATCAACTTTTTTTATTTACACAAGCTGCTTACAATCAAAATCCATTGGGCGTTTATAACGAGCCTAATGATGTTTATGTATTCCGTATATTGTCAACTGGCGAAATCAGAAATCAAGCTGTTAATAGTACAGCAAGTACAATAATAAGCACATTTAGAAAAAAAGACAATACAATAGTAGTAACAGTACAAAACGATGGTTTATATGTTGGTTCAGGCACTAAAATAGCAAGTGCATCACTGCAATCAGATAGCACTACGCAAGGCTTCTTACCTCCACGAATGACAAACGTACAACGTACTAACATAGTATCTCCTGCTATTGGATTAATGGTATATTGCACAGATGCAATAGAGGGACTATATATATATAAATCAACAGGTTGGACTTTCATAATTTAAAAAAATAAAATCATGGCTCAAATATTAAATGAAATAAATTTAGGTGCGGTTGCAAAATACAATGGCATGACAATGTTTAGAAAGATAGCTTTATCTGAAGCTTTTATACCTCAATTCGTCGTTAGCGAGGATGGTGAAAGCTTGTTATCTACTAGCAAAATAATGGTAACGTACAACGAATACGTTAAAAATTCAAATGATGAAATCATACCAGCTTTATCCGAAAATTTAAAACGTTACATTCTGCAAGATGAAGAAGTTTGGAAGCCTGTAACTAACTTATTTAATCAACTTTCACGCACTCCTACAAGCTTAAGTGTTGGTTTATTAGACACAATAGAAAATACATTACTTCACATTCCACAGGATGCTCCTGATTGCTACCTTGTTAAAAGTACCGATTTTGTATAATGAAAAACATAACTCCTATCTTAATGCATAGACCTGATAATCTAATATCAAAAGGTATTAGATTGGTAACAGGTTCTTATTGGAATCATGCTGGATTTAAAGTTCAGGTTGAAGGTATAACCATGTTTGTTGAAGCAGTTGGAGGTAGTGTGAGAATATGGTCTTGGGAAAATGCTAAAGCACATTATGATTCTAGTAACTGTGAATACAAGTTTTTACCTGATTGTATTATGGAAAGGTCTTATGTAGATAAACTAGGAGCAGGTTATGAGTTTATGGCATTCATTAGAGACCCAGCTTATTTATTAAGTGTTAAGTTATTTGGCAAATCTTACATTACAAATAAGCTAAGCAACTTAGATGACCCAAGTAAGTTTGTATGCTTTGAACTTTTAGCTTACTGTATGGGAAAAAAGAATCCCTGGAGAGCTACAGGAAAAACATTTGATAATAAATTAAATTAATTATATTTGTATTATGGATATTAATATATATAAATCATATTCGTTAGATAATTTGAAATTTAACAATGAAGTAGTATGGTATAGAATTTCATTTGTTGGCCAAGAATTTGACTTAAAAGCTAAGCGACTTGTGTTGATGTTTGAAAAAAAATACATTGTAAATGATAAATTTATTGATGAAGGTGTTTTTTCTGCTAAAAAAGTATATTATACAGTTTCAAATAGTGAATTTATTTTGCCTTCAGGAGCTTACACTTCAGACTCCGTAGAAATAGATAGCAAGATTGCTGTGTCTGAGTTTGAATATTTTGTAAACAAATTATATAGAGATGAATCGTCTACATACACTATTGTTATGGACATAATATCAATGTTAAATAATAAAAAAATATTTATATGATAATTAAAAAAGGGGACATTCAACATAGATTGAATTTGTTTATTCAATTAGAAAAGTATAACGAAACAGTATCTTCTGATAAAAAAGTTTGTCCGTATGAAGTATTAGTTAATATATCTTATTTAGAGCCATTATTAATGAAGATTGATCAAGATAGACTTGAGTTAATAGAAAGTTTATCTGATGGCTCTATTTATGTTTATAATAGTGATGGTTCTGAAGGCAAATTAAAAGAAGGAGATTTATTAGATGGTGAAATAGAATCAAAATTATCACCTAGTAGTATGCCTACATTTAGGTCAAAGTATTTAGATTTACTAAATGAAGAAATTGATATAAAAATTTGTAAGTTTGATTCTATTGAATTAAAAAGATTAGTAAAAGAAGAACTTATTGACAATATATCTATAATGGCCTTAAGTTGTTTGGGTTACATTAAAGAAGAAGAATAATTTAATTCAAGCCAATTCTACCTAAAAAGAATTGGCTTTTTTTTATTATCTTTGCCTCAAATAAGATGGTAATGCTACTTCAAACATCATTTATACAATCAATAATGTCAACGCAGAATATTTTAGGTATAGCGATTGAATTAGGAATACTTTACATTGCTTATGCAAAATGGAAAGTAACAGTTGACAAACAGATTGAATCGCTTGATTTACAAATTCGTGAAGTAAAGATTGATATTAAAGAAGTTCAGTCGTTATCTAATAAAATTAATAATCTTGATACAATAAGTCAATTAATGAAGAAAGACTTAGATTATATTAAAAAAGATTATGAACTGCAAGCTAAGTCTAATGAAAAAATGAAAGAAGACGTTCAAGATATAAAAATGTCAATGTCAAAAGTAGAATTATATTTTAAGCAGATAATTGAAACAGATAACAAATGATAACATACTTACAGATAAAACAAATATATCCAACAGCAAAAAATTCCAACATAAATGCTGTATTACCCTTTTTAAACTCAGCAATGCAAAGGTATGGTATATCTAATTCATTAGACAGGACTAGAGCATTTATATCTCAAATATTACATGAATCAGGCGGTTTTAAATACATGGAAGAAATTGCTTCAGGCTCAGCTTATGAAGGTAGAAAAGATTTAGGAAATATTAATCCTGGTGATGGGAAGTTATTTAAAGGTAGAGGTCCATTACAAGTTACCGGTAGAGCAAATTATGCTAAACTAACAAAAAGATTAAATATTAATGGTGTAGATTTTGAGAAAACACCTGATTTATTATCTAATCCTAAATGGGGAGTTGAAGCTGCTTGTTTGTGGTGGTCTGATCGTCACTTAAATGAAATGGCAGATAATTTATCAGGAAATATTATTGCTGATAATGGCGTATTTAAAATGATTACCAAAACTATCAATGGTGGTTATAATGGATTGGATGATAGATTAAGATTGTACTCATTAGCATTAAAATATATAATATGAAAAAGCACTTATTCTTAATATTGCAATTCATATTTTTAGCATTAGGATTAGGATTATCATTCTTTCCTCAGTTAAAATATGTTTCAATTACATTCTTTTCTATAGGAATAGGGTGGTATTTAATATGGTCAATAATAAACTATTTTAAATGGTAATATTTATCATACTTCTATTTGTAGAGTTTTTGTATCATTTAATAACAGATTTTACAAAAATTGCCAAAGGTATAAATATAAATCACAACGCTTTTGTGAGAATATTAATATTTGGTATTGTGCTTATTTTAGATTATAGTTTAGGTGTATTGTTAATGACTATATATCTAACATCATTTAATATCACATTAAATTTACTCAGAGGTTACAGCCCAAAGTATTTAGGTAGAAAAGCTAAAACAGATAGATTGATTAGGTTTATTAAAATAAATCCAATTGTTTTATATGTTATAATAAATTTGATTGCACTAACATTGTATATATATGAAAAAGTTAATTAACAGGATTAAAGCCGAAGAAAATAAAATCGGAAAAATACTAGCATATTATATACCTAGCATATTGGTTGGAATAGCTGGTGCGGTTGAAGTATTGGAAGCGATGCAAAGTATGCCCTTTGAAGTTCCATTTGATACGAAAAAACTTATCGCAATTTGTACAATTACAGGTTTAGTTTTAGGAAAATTAACTAAGAAAAAAGATGTTTAAATATATTCTTATTGCTATATTGTGCTTCGTTTTAGGTGCATTTGCAATGTATTCATGCAAATACAATAAACATGAAATTAAGTACGTAAACCATACTATTACAGACACTTTAATTCAAAAAGTAGAGATTATGCAGAAAGCAAAAGAAGTTATTAAATTAGTACCTTATACCAAGTTAAAACGAGAAGTTGATACATTGCACACAATAGATACGACTGCAAGCGAACTTGTTTTTAAGCTATTAAGCGAAATAAACAAACGTGATTCTATAATAGCAATTGATTCTATGCAGGTAGAAGCATTAATTAAAATTAGTGATATTCAAGCTTCGCAAATTGACACTTTGGAAATTAAATTAACCGAAGCCAATAAGCCAAAAAAAGCATTGAAATATAGTTTAATAGCTAATTTTGTTTTGTTGCTAGGTTTTATAATGAAATAATCAGTACGGCGTTCTAGGTCACACCGCTGCGAATAAAAAAAGTGACAAAAGGTAGCTGAAACCTTTACTAAGCCTGTTAATTAATTTTAACAGGCTTTTTTATTTTAAAATAAATTATTATTTTTGTTTATCTCTTTGATAGTAATGTTTCATTGTCTTTATTGAACCATTAAAATAACTTGTCACAGACGTGTGAATCGTAGCCCACCAAGTCGAAAGCCACTAAGGTGTTAGTATCGTATTACTAAAAAAGCCTAGATAATTTAATATCTAGGCTTTTGTTTTTATTATAAAACTAAATCTTTGACTGCATTGTAATAGTCATGAATACTACCATCGTTTATAATCATAATATGAGGTATTATGCTATCAATAAATGTTTCTGTTTCATGGTTATTTTTCTTTTTAAACCCAGGTCTAATAATACTTACAATCAATGCATCTTTAATAGACTTAGCGTACTCGTATTCTAACGGCAATCTTAAGTCTGTGATAATAATTGTGTCATCATTAGATGAATCTACTATAGACTTTATGTGATTAATAGCAAATAGTGGATCATTTTCCCTAATACTATCAGCATACTTAATTAAACTATCTCTGTATTCATCTTTTAATTTATTTGTATATAAATAGACTAAAGGAACATTAAATTTTTTTGAATACATTTCTTTTAATTTGTCAGCAAAAGCATAATCTTTAATTTTGGAAAAATTATTAATATGCTTTATTTGACTTGCTAAATCAGATAAGTCTTCTTGCTCAGGATTTTCATTATAATATTTTGCTATTTTATACAAAGCGGCAAATGTATCTTTCCCTGAATTAGATTCACCACAAACGAATATTACTTTAGTCATAATTAAAATGGTAAATCATCATTATCTTGAACTACAGGTGTTTCAACATTAGCTTGTGGAGTTATCCCTAATTTTTCTACTCTCCAACCATTAATATTGCTATACCATTTTATCTCATCTTGACTTTGTGAAGATATGTTTAAATGTAATTTAACTTTTTCTCCTTCTTTTAATGCTTTTGCTACAGGTAGAACTTTTTCCCCCATAAAAGTTACAGCAATTTTTTTTGGATATTGATCTTCAGTTTCAATTACTACTGTTGCTTTTTCCCAATCTTTACCTGCTTTACTTGTGCCTGTTTCGTTTAATACTTTGTAAACTTTTCCTGATACTGCTAATTCTTCCATTGTCTTTTTTTTTTCTTAAAATTGTTTATTTTTATTTATTAATGCAACATATTGGTCTCTTTTTATTACAGCTTCTTCAATTCTGGATTTTATTAACTCAATTCTATCCTCATCTCTAGGGACCATAATAGTATGCCATTTTTCAACTCCCTTAACAATAATGTAATTAAAGAAATATGCTTGTTCGCAATTAGTAGCTAACATCTGCATTTGCATTTGATTATAATATACATCATCAATTGCATTAATTCCTTCAATTAAATACTTATAAAATTTAGCTCTTTTAGGACACTTAATTTCAAGTATAGAGTTATCTGACACTAATCCATCAGGACTTGCTCCAGCGTGTTCTCCATATAGCACAAACTCAGCTTTTGATACATTCTTAAACTCTAAAGACATTAAATCGCTAAATTTATTGAAAGCATAAGGTTCTTGTTCAATACCTCTTTGCATATCAAAATTTGTAAAGGTTTCTTCTTGTTCACCTTCAATTAATTCAACTGCCTTTTCAAAGCAATAAGCTTCACCTGTTTTGCCTAATCCTTTTACACCTAATAATAAGTCGATTTTTGATGCTGTAAACTTACCATTTCTAATGGCAAACCATTCTTGACTAAGCTGCTCCTCCATTATAATATGCTTGATATTTAGCCTCTATTTCAGGCGTAGTTTCATAAATTTCTTTAACTTTAGCTAAGTCTGCTTTAGCTATTTTGGCTTTCTCAAAATTATCTTCATTAAATACAGGTTTTACTTTATTTATTTTAGGTTGAATAGGTTTAATTCTTATACCACCTACAATTTGACCTTTCATTTTTACATTATGGTCAACGTATAATTCAATTGGTATATTCTTCCAATTGTCCGTATCTATACTACCTGCGAATCCTCTGACAATATTTGCATTACCAGCATTCAATACTAATGGTTTAATATCTTCTTTAAAATAAGCTATATTATGATCACCTTTATTCCCGGCCACTATAGCTCCAATCTCTTGTTTTACTTCTTTGATTGTAAAAATTAAAGATTTTTTACTTTCAATAAATTCTTCTAAATCAACTACTCCTAAGTGGTTGGATTTATATACGTTTCTAAAATTAGCCATGTTACTTTTTAGCTTTAATTGAATCAGTATAATTTGTTAATTGTGCTTGCACCTTAATCAATACATCTCTGTTTTCATTTTGATTAAGCTGCATTTTAATTTTCATTGTTGCTTTACTCATTTTTCTACGATTATAATTTTACGACTAAATATAAATTCTTCTATTCTTTCTAATCCTGGGTAGTCTACATAATAATACTCACATTTATCTACTAGCTCTTTTAATGAGGCATTTACTCTTTCTATTTCACCAAAAGCTTGTGTAAATTTAGCATATTCTGCATCACTACCAAAGTAATATACATTATTTTGATACTGATATTTTATATCTGTATATTTCTTTTTAAACTTAAGTTTACTATCTGATATAGATATTAATACATATTGGAACTTAGGAATTTTATCTACCATGAAAGGGATTGTTATTTTTATTATATTTGTATCAAATATATTAAATAATAATCAAAATGGCAAATTACATATCTCCAGCAACAGTATTGAGAGTAAATGGCAAGAACTTTAGTTCTGCGGTTACAATGACTATTCAATCCGCACTTATCACTTCAGTTGAAGCTTATATTCCAGCTGCTCAAAGTGCAAACCTTGGTGCTCCAAAAATCATAATTCCAGCAGGAGTTCAGTCTGTTATTACATTAGCAGGAAACACAAACATTGTTCCAACAAAAGTTTACACTAGCTCTACTGTTGCGGCTATTGTTGCCTTAATTAATGCTTAGGTAATAAAGTTACTAATATTCTCTGGTGATATAGGTTTTGTTTTAACGATATTAATTAGGCTCTTATCTTTCTCAAATACTTTTGAAAGATAGGAGTCTATCTTATCTATCAGTTTATCACAATCATCTATCAGCTTTGATTTTAGTGATGCAGCTTTTAATAGCTTATCATCATCAGCAGATTGTTGTAATGGCTTTAAGATAATTTCTTGGTATTCATTAAATGTAGATTGGCATGAGCATAGCTGTTGCCAAACGGAATCATTTTGATATATCAGGAACTTACTTATATGCTCGTACAATTCACTTGCTTCACCTTTAAATCCTGTCAACTTCTTAGCTTCAGTCCACTTATCTTTAAGCTTATCTTTATGCTTAGAGACTAGGTCTGAATCTTTGTGGTAACACATGATTATGAACTTTTTTTGCGATTCACTTAATCCTTCAAGTATTGGCAAATCTAACTTTTGCATTAATTGTTTATACTCGTTCATATTAATTTTCTTTCTTTTCTTTGATTATACACCCATCCATAACTATAATTCTTAAACTTTGCATAAGCTGATATTAATTCAGGAGCTAATCTTGGCCAATCATCTTTAGTGTATTTAGACCAAGCATCTTTATTTAACTCTATATTAGCCTTGTCTATAACATCCTTGTCTTGCCTTTTTATTTCTGCTTGTTCTTTCTTTGTTAATTCAACAAACATTTCTTCCTGTATTTGTTTAGGAGTTTTAATTGGCTTCTTCCATCCACACTCAGGACATTTATTTAAGTTTGCAGCAAATATAAAGCTACAATTTTCACATAAACTTATTGGAGTTACTCCTGCTTCTTTTTTCTTTTTTAAATCAGGATTAAGCTCAACTATAATATCTGACTCTGGACTACCAAACCTTGCCCAATTGTCTGCCATATCTATAATTATACCATACTCTTTATCTTTAAATAATCTCTGTGCTCTACCACATCCTTGAATCCACTTTATTCTGCTTGTAGTAGCACAATTAATAATGACACACATTGTACTAGGCACATCAAATCCTTCTGCTAATATACCATAATTACATAAGATTTGTACTTTTCCTTCCCTGTATTCTTTTATTATTCTATCTCTATCAATATCAGTTGTATCTGCATCAATGTGCTCTGCATTATATCCGTTTTGTCTAAAACAATCTCTTGTTTTTATTGAGTGATCTACATTCTGACAAAATACAATTGTTTGTAAATTTTCAGCATAGCGTTTATAGTTTGCAATTAGGTTTATATAAACATTATTTACATCAAAAGCTCTCATTACATCAGCAGAATCAAACTCTCCCATTTTTGTCTTAAACTTCTTTGTACTTATCCGACCGGCACCATATACTTTAGTTGGCAAAACAGCTTTTTGCTCAACTAATTCAGTATTGGTGATAGGTTGAACAAAGTCATCATAAACCAATCCTAAACCTTTTTTGTCGGTTCTAAATGGTGTTGCTGTAAGTCCAATAATAAATGATCCTTTTTTGTGATACTGATTAATTACATCCTGATAACCTTTTGATGTTGATGTGTGACATTCATCTACAAAAACTATTGCGGCATCAGGCAAATCTTGTCTTAGTAATGATTGTATGGAAGCTACTTGAATAATATTACTATAATCTCTTTTGTGTCCAGATAGAATTAATGAAGCATCAATATTAAACTGTTTAAGCCTATCTCTACATTGAGTTATTAATTCTCTTCTATGAGCTAAGAATATAACTTTACTATTTTTTTTAGCTGCGTGCTTAATCATTTCAGCCGCTATATTTGTTTTACCTCCTCCACAACCAATTACTAAGACCACTTTACGTACTCCTTCAATATATTTTGCTCTTAGCAAATCTATTGAATTTTGTTGGTATGGTCTTAATTTATACATTTATATAAATGGTTTTTTATACGGTTTGAATAATGATTTTTCCCACTTACTACGAAACTCATATTCACCTGTAATTGAAACACCTTCAAAATAATCGCCTAGATGCTTTCCAGTTGTTACTATTATTATAGTGTCACAATACACTAACTGCGGGTTATCCCAATCAATTACATCAGGTTTTACAAGTTTGTATTGGTATTCGTTTAGTTCGTATAATGAAATAAAAATAGTATAACCATCTTTAATAACAAATAAAATATTATCAATAAAACTTTGTACTGTTAATGAATAATTATTATTCTTCAGCACATCGCCTACTTTTAGGCTATTAAATTCTTCGTTTGTCATGATTATATATTTTTAATATTTTAAAGTAATCTTATTGATGTTGGTATATGATTAAATTGATAGTCACGTCTACTAAGCTTTATCCTAATATCGCCTAATCTAACTCTTAAAAGATATGCTAACGTGTTACCATCAATTTCAACAGGCACACAATCATAATTTCCAATTTTCAACCCTAAAAACGTTTCAGGAGTTAATTTCAACCCAAGCTTATTAATTTTGACTAAGTCAAACAAATCATGCCCATCATCGCACTTAACAATTAGAAACTCCTTGTATTTGTGGATAATTTCGTAATTGCCTAACTTATCGCCTACTTTTAGGCTATTAAATTCTTGCTCTGTCATAATATTTTGGTTTATAATTTCTGCCCATTTGTTTTTGGTTTTATCGTAAAGACATCTAAATACTTCGTTCTCATCTTTTACATAAATATGCTTGAAAGAACTGTGAATGAAAGGCTTAGTATTACACATATATATATTTCCATCAAATATACTTTTAATTTTAGTACCTATTGGGTAGTCACGTATTGCTTTTTCTAGTAGTTCTGAATCTGTCATAATTTTAATAATTTATCGCAAGTTGTACAATATAACCCCATATTTTGGTGAGGCTTAAAGCAGTTGAAACAGGATTTTGTTGGTTTAAGTATTGTTTTCATGATTTTAATAATTTCTTTTATAATTTTAATAAAAACACCTCACCAAGGTTTCCATCCTTGCTACTATTAGTAAGATTACAACTTCACAGGAGAAATTCTCAACTGTTACTGAATCTGGCTCGCCTATTTACATGAGCAATGAGGTATTTTAGCACCTAAGACTTGTTCACACAGAGGTCTTAGATGTGTGTTACTAAGCTTCTACTTCTAAAGATAATTCAGCTAATTGTGTTTTAAGAAACTCAAGTTTAGCTTTATGAGCATCTAATGATTCTTCAGCTTCAACTAATTTATTTTGTGCGGTAATCAATTCTTCTACATAATTATTATTATTAGTAATAGCTCTACCATTGTTTACTCTTGCTAAAGCAATAGATTCTTTAGCTTGTTCAAGAATATCCTCTTTAGCGATTAATTCCCCAGTAAGAATAGCAATGTGAGTAGATAATGCAGCATCAGCTTGTCTGAATACTTTTTGTGCTAGAATTTCAACATCATCACCTTTAATTACTGCTGTAAATTCTTTTACAAATGACTTAATTTTTGTTGTAGTTTTCATAACTTTTTTGATTTTGATTTTTGTTTTAAAGATATATTAATTGAACTGATTTTACTTACATTATTATCTAATAGTTTAGGATTAGATCTTACTTTGAATGATTCTGATGGCGTTAATGGATATTGTTGATATGGTTTATCAAGCCTTCTCAAATGGGGATCTTCTGTTAATCTTGAACTATCACTTACAGTAATAAAATCTGATATTGGTCTTGGTTTAGCTGATTTAGATAGGTTCTTAGTATTTAATGGACAGAAATAATTGCCATTATCATAGCTTACATATTTCCAATCTTCAGTATATGCTGGTTTTATCCCGCTCCTTGATGTCTTACCATACATCTTATCAGCAGCTTCAATAACCATATCAGCTTCTTCTTGACTAGACACTTCTACATACCAGTTATTATATGTCCATTGAGGCTTATCTATGTCATAATCAGAACCTTTATTTACAGAATCTATCTCAGCTTGAGTTGCTTTTCTGTAAGAAAATGGTTCTAACCAATAGCCACCATTTTTCTTTGTAAAAGCTCTACTAGATACTCTTGGACATGTATCAACACATTGAACAATACTTCCATTAGCAAGCTTACAGGCAGTATGTTTGTCAATCACATAAACCCAATCACCTACTTGAGCTACCCAAGGCTTTAAACCTTCATGATTGTTCTTAGTACACCATTCTTGAAATGATAAGATTACATAACCTTCAAAATCAGATTTTCTTCCATAACATTGAACTCCTATTCTTATACAACTATCTGTAGTATATTTATCAAAAGGATATGTAAGAGACCATTTATAACCTAATTTCTCAGTAACATAATCAAATTCTTCCTGAGTAGGACAATGAACTGCTTCTTGAGTTGGTTTAGGTTCTTTGAAGTAAGTCTTATCTTTTATATTATCATTTATATTATTCCAATAATTATGTCCTTCAGGACTAATCATCCATTCAAATCCACAATTTAGAGCTTTAAATAATTTATCAGGAATTACATTATTATATTCTTCATCATAATTAGCAATAGCTTGACTTCTCTCAGGTTCTCTAAGTTGATTAAAGAACTCCATAGTTTTAATGTAGCGTTCTGATGTAACAGGCTCTTTCAAAGCTTTAGCAAACTCTTCAGCTTCTTGTTTTGTAGCAAACCATTTACAATAATCTTTATTTGGAAAACATGTTTTACCTACAGATTCCTCAATATCAATACAGTCTTTAAAAATATTAAATCCTATCTTATGCACATCCCCAATATCTACACTATGATAATTGTCAATAATAACTACATAAGTTCCTTCACCCCATTCTTCAGCCTCCTTAGGTAAATACTGTTGTACTTCAGATTCAGGTAGTTCAATTATCTCTTCTATAAACCTAGGGTTAAAACTCCCTTCTTTGTTATAAGTAGTTCTCCCTACAATCCATGGTGACATGTTTACATTATCTTTGTCAATAGATAGGCATTTACCTATATGAGTGTTTTTATGATTTGAGTGATACCATTGATACCATTTACCTATTTCAAGTTTAACTTTTTCAGGCTCAACATACTTATTTGCTTTCATGCAAGCTTCATAGTGCTTTATTTGTGAAGGTGTTGCTTTAGTGTAGGTATCTACTTTATAATACGTAAAATTAAAAACACAAGTATTTTTATCTTCTAAATTAACAAATCCATTACCCTTATGTTTCATTAACCATTTTCTATTAGGAAGATCTTCTGTTGTTACATAATAAACAACACCTTCTTCTAATTCTTCTTCTTTTGTCATAACTTTAGTGTTTTATTACCCAATATATTATTTGCATTATTGATGCTATTGTTATTATAGCAGTAATATAAAGTACAGCTTCAGGAATAAGCTCATATTTGCCTATTTTATAATCTACTTTGTCCATGAAATAATCAACTATTATTACTGGTGCAAATAGTACTGTTATAAATACTATTATTGTTATAAATATCATATCTTTAAATGTAAGTGCCTTTATAATAATTGTCTTTTGGCGGTTTATTGTTAATGATTATTAACACTATGATCAATAATATTAATACTATTGTAAATATCATCATAATTTATTTATTTATTAATTCCAATTCTTCCTCTTCTATTTCAGTTTTGATTTCTTCTAGTGGCAAAAATCTTTCTGATGAGAAGTAAGTGTATGGGAAAAAGGCTGATAAATCTATTTCTTCTAATTTAAACCCAACCAACTTTCCTTGTTGATTCATTTGTTTTATTTCAATGACAGTATAAACTTCCCCCTTCTTAATCCAATTGGATGTAGGTATTTCATTTGGTCGGTTTTTAGAATTTATACAAAGGACTTTGAACATAGCTATATTTTTTATTACAGGCCCGACACGTATGCCAGGCCTGCATTAGAATTTAGTTCTCTTTGTTGCTAACTTGAATCCTAATATCTTGAGCCAAAACTTTCAAGTCTTGCATGGCTTTTCTTACTCTTACACCAGCAGCTTTGTTGCCATTATTAAATTTGGTAACATCAATTTTAACTTCATTTAATACACTTTCAATTTTTTCAATACTAATCATAATTACATTTGTTTATTTTAAGTTTACAATAATAGGTGTTTTTTTTATTTATTCAAAGGTTTATATTAATTTTATTTTACCTTTAAAAAACATTACTTTGTTTACGTGGTCTTCCCAAACATTGACATTTTTTAATTCTATTTCCATGCTTGGCAAATGATTTGATGTAATAACATCTAAATAGTCTTTTGTTCCATCTTCTCTAAAGCTATACTTTAATAAGCAATATTTGTGATTTACATTATAATCCTTTCTCCTGGTTTCAATGTCATCAAATGAATAGTGGTTATAATGTAGCTCTTGTGTTATACATATCACTCTACTTTTTTCAGTCTTCTCTTTCATAGCTTTTAAGTTCTTTTATTACTTTTTTCCAAAAAACTCTGTTAGCAACTGGTTCTTGTAATATATTTTCAATACAAATAATAGCACTGTCTATGGCTAAATTATTATTTAATAATAAAAGTAGATATTGTGTGTATAAGCTATTTGCTTTGTTTTTTATCATTGTCTTTAGGTTTAATTACGCCACTTTTTACAAGTCCTGACACTATCCTGCAAATTTTATCTCTTTCCATTCGACTTAATTTGCTTGTCTTCTTTTGAATCAAATCATACTCTAAGCACAATTTGTTTATTTCATCAAGATTTGAGGTTTGCATGTAATAATGGAGATAAATTTGCCGGTGAATAATTTATACCTTTCAATAATTTGCCTTTTTTAATCTCATTATAATTGGCATTACAATAAATTAAGTACTTGCCATTTTTAATCAATACCCTAAAATCATCTACATAATTATATTTAGCTATTGTCAAATGAGCTTCTTCTAAACTATTGCAAGCTTTGGACATGTTACTTCTGTGAATTTCTTTCATTATTAGTGGCATTTCAGAGCTTGTAAAGAATGCTGAGAACTCGCTAAGGTGTTTGTCTAGTAGAAACTCATACTGCTCTCTTATAGCCTTATTATCGCTAAATTTTATAATAGATCCTGCTATTACATAAGCAATGTCACCGTATGCATCCGCTTGGTCTACGATATTGGTAGCATTTAATAATTCGTTGGTCTCTTCTTCTATTAAAGAGTTTCTGAATGTAACACTTTTTGTTGACTCGTCGGTATCAAAGTAATCCTGGAACTCTTGTACCATTGCGATAATTTCATTTTTTAACATCTGTCTTGATTGATTTAATTTTAACTTTTTTTATTGCCTCTTCAATAGCGTTAATGTCTTTGTAGGCTTCAACCTGTAATTGATCCGGAAAATTTTTATAGAAATCAGTCAAGGTTTGAGACAAAATTTGTTTCAGCTTTATGCATTGATTTTTTAAATTATACTTATAAAGCACTTTGTTTTTTTCCAAGTCTTCAATACATTCAATCTGTATTGTAAGCAAGGCAATGGATTTTAATAAAATTTCCGTATTCATGATTGTTCCAATTTAAAATTAAATTCATCATTTAACATTTCTGTAACCTTGTCTGGTCCTCCTAGTTTATCTATGTCGCTTTTCTTTTGCCATATTCTAATAAGAAATATTTTATCTTTATCAGCTTTAGGCTTCCTGCCTACCTTGCCAATCTTATTTGGATGGCTTACTTTTACTTTGTCGCTTGTACTTTCCATACTCCATATTTAGTTTGTTGTTGTTTTGCTTTTTTAACTTTTATTGCTAGTGCAATATTTTGATATAAATATTCTTCAGTGGGTGATTTATCACTGGCATTTTTGTAATATACTAAATTATATTTTGCCATATTTTTTATATAAATGTGTTTACTATTACGGCTGTATATCCTAGCCATAAATTAATTCCTTTTTCTTGTCACTTTTTGAAAGGGGTCTATTATCATTAATGTTTTTTACAAAATTGAAATTCTTGACAAATAAACCTTTTCAAAGTTTGCATTTTTTGAAAAATATTTTTTAAATATTACTTTTGCTTCTGACTTATTTTTGCAGTCGATTGAAAAGCTGGTTTCATTATTTTTAAAAGTATAAATGTAGGTTTTCATGGCTTTAATTGTTTAGTTGTTTTGATTGTTTTTAGTTGTTAAATTTACCTTGCCTTTGTGCGTCTTTTTCATATTCAAATTATTGCAATTTGTATAATATATATATTGCTCCATAACTAATGCTATTTATATTTTTCAACTATTTCTTCTACTAGTCTATCAATCATTAATCCAATACCTGAGTACACATACTTTCTATGAATACTATCATTATTGTACATTGCATCCGCGATACTTACTGTGTCCAAGTTAAATAATCCTGAATCGCTTAACATATCAAATATATTATCAAATCCTTTCTTTTGGGCCGATAGTTTTAATAACTGGAAACAATACGGCCTATTATATTTAACAAAACTATATAATTCTTGCTCGTTTAATCTAGTTAAACCACCTTTAGTGATTACTTTAATCACTAAGTGTACGGTGTCTTCATTGTAATCTTCTAGTAATTGATCCATGGCTTTACAATTAAAATTCTAAATTATATTTAAAACAGTTTAACATGATTGTTTTTTTGTCTTTTCTTGGCTGTCTTTGGCTTCTTGGTATTTTTGCTTTGAGTACATTATTTAAATATAAATAAGTTTCTCCTTTTACTTTTATTGCTTGTAGTGTTATCATTTTTTTTTGCTCGGTTACTTTCCACCGTAAAGTTTAGAGGTTATATTGATTTGTTATATTGTTTTAATTTTTTAAAAAAATATTTGAGTATTTTCAATATCTTTTAATTCAATTAAAATTTGTTTTCTTTGTTTCTTATTAAAATTATTCCAAAGTGCAAGTGCTACCGAATGACAAATAATATGATTTGATTCTTCATTTTTATTTGCATCTTTATTTAATTTTGCAAACATTTTTTCTAATTGTAAGTTATTCATAATAGTAGCTTTTAAATTGTTAAATTAAATTTAATTCAGTCACACAAATTTCATAATAAAAATTGTCACCGTTTAAATTTACGGTTTCATTGCTATTAATAGACTCTATTACATAGTCATAATCTACATTTATACCTTCTATACTATAGTCATTTATGGCGTCATCATTGAATTTTACCGGCTCGTTATTAAGCATTTTATTTAATGCTAAAATACATAATTGTTTTTTGTCCATTGCTTTATTGTTTAGTGGTTATTAAATCTTACATAGTTTAAAGTCATAGTGAGGACTTGTCTTTTATTTACAAATTATACGGTCTTTAAAACCTTTCTTATACTCTTCTTTAAAATATTCGTCAAGGGCTTCTTGTTTAGAAGCAAACCTTGGAGTATTTCCAGGGTTTAAAGGTTTTAAGTCTCCCCATGTGAGACCTTCTTTGTCTCCGTAGCTAAATAATCCGTAAATGGATTCATTACTTGTGAATGTATAATCACTTATTTTTCCAAGTTGCATATCTTTATATGCATGCTTTTTTATGTATTGTTTCATATTTTTTCTATTTTAGTGATTACAAAATTTTCAGCTCTTCCAAGTCTTTACAATAGTATTTTATGGCTATACAAATTTATATCCTATATTTTTTAATTCTGACTTTAAGTTTTGTACTAACTTATTGTTTTTATTTAGCCTTTTGGATTCATTAATATATCCTTTTTGTACTTCGCTATGTTGTCCAACAACTGAATAACAATCCAAATAAAAACTAAACTCGTGATAATTAAAGACCGCGTATATATCATCATTTTCAATATGATGGTAATACTGTATATTATCGTATGTGTCCATAGCTTACCTGTTTACTGTGAATACATCAAAAGTCTTGCCGGTGGCTATTAGTTTTAACTTTAAGCCTAAGCAATCAAATGCGTTTTGTAGCGTGCTTACTCCTACGCCTCCACCACTAAAATACGTATCTTTTAATCCGTAAGTTAGTTTGTCATTATTTAATATAAGTTTTCTTAAGCTTAACGATTGATTAAATACGTCTGACATTACCGCTGATAATTTACAATAACCACAACCTGTAACTTTAGCCGTATAGCTTGCATAACTTCTTTCAGTCCATACCTCTAGTGTTGCTGTTGGATTCATTCCGTACATTTGCGAACGCTTCCAATCAATGGATATGTTAAGGCTTTTAAAATCAGGTGCGTTTTCTATTGAGTCATACTCTTTATTTATCGCCTCAATGGCTTTTAACCTGTTTTTATCTACTCGGTTAAGTAGGTATATTTTTAAGCTTTCCAAAGTAAAGTCTTTTATTTTTTTACCTTTTGGTAGTTGGTCTTTAATTTGCCATGTTAAATTGTGGCTTTCCAGGTTTTTGATGTCTAGAATTAGGCTATCAAAATAGTTATTTTCTTGGGAAATTTTTTGAGTTCTCATAATTTTATATATTAGTTTTTTAATTAGCTTCTAGTATTTGTAACACTTTACTTTTATAGAAATTGTTTATCGTTTTACTGTTTTCCATATCCCTAAAATCGTCTACTTCCACACTGTTTGTATGGTATAAACATATTTTAACTATTTCACCATCAATCAACATAGTTAGGTAGTCTTTATACTGTCCATATCCTGCATGGCTGTATAAATCCAGTTTTTGAACCTCTATATTTTTAGCGTATGGAAAAAACGATTTTACTTTCTTCTCAAATCTTGCCGAAGATTTAAGACAATAAATGTTTATAGTACTTGACATATTAAGAATGCGTTTAGTAGTGAATTAATAATAATTAAAGTTAGGGAAATATTTTTAAACCCTATTTTAAGGGCTGTTTGTATGGTCAGCAGTCCAAAAAAGACTACCGACCAAATATTTATTAATATTAATGTGTGCATATTATTTTCTTAATTTAGTGGCCAATTCAATCAATTCAACTAAATCGTACAAATCATCAAAAAACTCATATTCTTTATTGAATTTTATTAAATCGTTTGAATAAAAACCGTATTCTATGCAGTTTTTTGCTGCATCTGTCCAATTGCCGTTTAAACAGTTTTCTGCTATTTCTTCAAACTGTTCTAAAGTTCTATAATTTTTCATAGTCTTATTTATTAAAGATTAAAGTATAAATTAATGAATGATACTGTAACATACATTTTGAATCACTAAATTTAGTTTTATAGCCTAATTCTATATTTAAATAGTCTTTTACATCGCTATAATAAAATAGTAAATTAAATGGTAGTCCGTGCAAATAGTCGGAAAATCTTAAAAAGTTGTTTGGTATTTTTTGTAAATTATGCGGATTGTTTGCAACTCTTTTAAATTCGCTTTGTACAAAACTTTTTAGACTTTCAAAGTCTGTAAAGTTTTCCTCTTCATAATTTAAAATGCTATCTAATAAGTGTTTTTGGATTTTTGTTTTTATAGTAGTTTTCATATTTTTATATTCGATTTACTTTTTTATCTAGAGTTTTAATTTTTGATGTTTTGATGTCTCAAAGGTAGGTATTAAGTTTGTTAATTCCTAATTATTTTTTAATTATTTTACTTAAATCAACGGAAGAGCCGTAGCCAATCATTAAGTGTGTGGTTATGCGTCTCATTCCCAACGATACAAAGGTAAGAAAAAATATTTAAACCGCAAATTATTTAATGATTATTTTTTAATTATTATTTAAGTTACTGATTATCAATTAAAAATTTATTGTATTTAGGCGTTAAAAAACGGTTATATATATAGTCGTTTTGTTTTTTAATATTATCTATATATAAAGGATTAATACAATACCCTTTTTTTGCTTTAATTATTATTTCTTTTTGCAATAATGTTGCAAGTTTTCGCCTGGTTGTTATATCCATAATTTCGCGTTCAAAAAAAACATTATCACCAAACCTATTATATATCACTAATAATAAATTCATTTCCCAAATGTTAAATTGTGGCTTTCCAGGTTTTTGATGTCTAGAATTAGGCTATCAAAATAGTTATTTTCTTGGGAAATTTTTTGAGTTCTCATAATTTTATATATTAGTTTTTTAATTAGCTTCTA